CTAGCCCACCCCCGGCACGACACGGCAGGCGCGGCTCGGACTGGCGCGACAAGGATGGCGAGGAACGCGGGGCCGGGTCAGGCAACGCATGGTCTGGCGTGGCAGGCCTGTCGAGTCTTGGCATGCCGAGACTTCTCCGGGCGTGACTTCGCTGCGCGAGGCGGGGCCGGGCATGGCAGGCGTGGCATGGTTTTGCGGGGTTGGGCACGACGAGCCGAGCCAAGGCATGGCTGGTGCGGCTAGGCGAGGAAGCCAAGGGATGGCCAGCAGCGGCGCGGTGAGGCCGGCCACGGCACGGCAGGTGCGGCGGGGCAACCCAAGGCGCGACGGGGGAGGCTTGGCTTCCCACGGTCCGGCACGGTGAGGCAGGCAAGTCGAGGCAAGACACGATGTGACATGGCACGATGCGGTTCGGCAGGCGCGGCTAGGAGTTCGCGACGAGGTAGGCAAGGCGGGGCTGGGTGCGGCAGGTCTGGCGCGTCGAGGCGAGGGTCGCGGGGCGTGGCGGGGCAAGGCACGCAATCACATGGCACGGCAGGCACGACATCTGCCAGTTACTGTCAGGCACTACTGACGGTCTATTGCCAACTTCTGTCAATAAGCCTATATGCCAAGCTCGCCACGCACAGGCGTTGGCGGTGAACAACCTTTCAGGAGACCTTGTGATGTTGCGGCGTAAATTGTTGATGGCCGTCCTCGGAGTCGTGGCGGCTGGTGGAGCGATGACGGCGGCCGATGCCCTCGCCAAAGGTGGTGGCGGCGGTTCCGGTGGCGGTGGTTCGGGCGGCGGTGGCGGCTCGGGCGGTGGTGGTTCTGGCGGAGGAGGTTCCGGTGGCGGATCAGGAGGAGGTGGCGGCGGCTCCGGCGGAGGCGGGGGTTCCGGCGGTGGTAGCGGCAGCGGGGGCGGTGGCTCCGGTGGTGGCTCGGGTGGCGGCGGAAGCGGCTCGGGCGGCGGCAGCGGCGGAGGCGGCGGATCGGGCGGTGGCGGCTCGGGCGGTGGCTCTGGCGGCGGTGGTGGCGGCTCGGGCGGAGGCTCGGGCGGTGGAGGCGGCGGCTCGGGCAGCGGCGGCGGAGGCGGCTCAGGCGGCGGAGGGTCGGGCGGCGGCAGCGGCGGCGGTGGTTCGGGCGGCGGTGGTAGCGGTTCTGGTGGCGGTGGGTCTGGCGGCGGCGGTGGCGGCTCGGGTGGCGGCTCTGGCGGCAGCGGTGGCGGTTCTGGTGGTGGCGGTTCCGGTGGCGGTGGCGGTGGCGGATCGGGCTCCGGTGGCGGCGATGCTGGCGGTGGCGGTGGCGGCGGTGCTTCTGGCGGTGGGAGTGCTGGTGGCGGGTCGAGTGCTGGGTCTAGCTCCGGGTCTGGGGCTGGCGCTGGTGCCGGGGCCTCTGCCTCGGGCGCCTCGGGTCCGTCAGGAGCCGACGGCGTCAACAACGTGAACGAGTTCTTCCGTTCGCGTCGTCGGTAGGCTTGACGAGTCTTGTCAAGGGGCTTGATGGTGGGACCGATTTGTCCCACCATCTTCCCTTGCCAACTCCTGTCACCGCCCTATATTCAGGACATGAACTTACCCCCGCATCTTTACCACGGCACGTCGAGCAGACGATTGCGCGCCATCCTGAAGCGCGGACGGAGTCCGCGCGGCGAGCGCAAGCCCGTGAAGAAGGAGAGAGCAGCATGACAATCGTTGGCGTTCAAAAGTTGGTCACTGGCCAATTCGATCTCGTCCTTCGGCTCACCGAGAAGGAAGGCCTCGATCTGGCCAGCCTGATCGTCCAGCAGCAGGAACTCACACAGTCACCCCCACCACCACCCTCAACCGAGGGCGGCACATCAGAGGAGCCGAAGTCGTGAACATCTTCGCCCGAGGCTCGGACAACGTCCGGCTCAGCCGCAAGCATCGCATCACCATCACGTCGGCGCTCAACCTCGCCGCCGACCAGTGGCTCGAAACGGCGGCCAAGGAGACGAACAACAAGGCGACGCTGCTCGCCTTGGCCGGCGAGGCGAAGGCGCTCGCCATCCTGCTTGAACCCGATGTCGAGGAGGAGCCGCAGTCATGAGCGAGTTAGCCCACTGGACGTTCCTGCTGAACATCGTGCTCACCATAGCCAACGTCGGCCTGACGTGGCGCGCCATACGCGGCGAGAAACAGCTAATTCGCGGCCTGCTGTGGATCATCTGCAAGCGCATCAAAATGGGACAGTTCTACTCGCCGTTCGAGAAGACCATCGTCGTCAAGGCCATCGAGTACGTCGGATGAGATCGCTCAGACGACACACCCGGCCGCTGCGCGCCGTCACGCCGATAGCCGCCGAGCTAGGATTCCGCTTCGATGGACTGACCCGGCGCGGCCACTTCAAATGGCGCAACCGCCATGGCTTCATGGTGATCACCGGCTCGAAGTTCGATGAGCCGCGCAGCCTCAAGAACGCGACCACGCAATTCCGGCTGGCTGTCCACAGCCAACCTGCCATAAAGTAGCAATCAGGAGCACCCCCGATGATCATCAGCAAGCCCGGCTTCTACAACGAAGTGCCGGAAACCGACTATCACGGCGACCCCGTGAAAGACCTGTCGCTAAGCTCGGACGTGGTCAAGCTGATGGCCCTGAAGTCGCCGCGCCACGCCAAGCACGCCCACCCGCGCCTGACCGATCAGCCCAAGAAGGACGCGCCCGACCGCGCCATGTGCATCGGCAGCGCCGCTCACAAGAGGCTGCTCGGCCGGGGCCGCCAGATCGACGTGCTGGCCTACGACGACTATCGCAAGAACGACGCCAAGGACCAGCGCGACGCCGCACTGGCAGCCGGCAACGTGCCGGTGCTGGCCGCCGACATGGAGAAGGTCGAGGCCATGGTGAAGGCGGCCGAAGAACAGCTTGCCGAACTGGGCCACGCCGACATCTTCACCGGCGGCCACGCCGAGGTGACGATGGTCTGGCAGGAGAGGAAGAACGGCGTGTGGTGCCGCTCGCGGCCGGACTACATCCACGACGAGGCGCGCAAGGGCGGCCACATCATCGTGCCCGAACTGAAGACGACCGAGGGCTCGGCCCATCCCGACGACTGGTCCACGACCTGCGCCGGCATGGGCCACGACTATCAGGCCTGCCTGCGTGAGCGCGGCCTGAAGGCGCTGATCCCCGGCCTCAAGAGCGTCGAGACGCTGTGGGTCGTGCTGGAGCAGAAGCCGCCCTACGGCCTGTCGCTCGTCACCATGGACAACCAGACGCGGACCGAGATCAGCGACATGGTCGCCCTCGCCATCGAGGCATGGGACGGCTGTCTGAAGACCGGCCAGTGGCCGTCCTACGAGCGCGGCGTGCTCGACGCCAAGCCGTGGCGCTCGATGTCCACCGAGCTTCGCCGGCAGGCGCTGCTCGACCGTGTCGCCCACTGGCAGCGCCCGCTGGAGAGCGCGTGAACCTCAACCCGCCGACGGAGACTGTCATGACCGAACAGCAGATCGAGACCGAGATCGACGCTGCCATTGATCAAGTCGAGGAGCGCTGCACGCCGGACAAGATGAGCAAGAGCGAGGCGGTCGATTACCTCGAAGGCGTGATCGCCCGCCTGCGCACCTCGGTCGAGGCGCTGGAGGAGGAGATCGGCAACGCAGGAGACGAGGCATGAGAAAGAAACGGCAGATGGAAGTCCGCGCGCCCAACGCCATCGAAGACGAGCAACTGGACTCGCTGGCGCAGTATCTGGCCGACGCCATGGAGCACTGGCGCAAACACCGGCGCCTGCGCGGGCTCGACGCCGACGTGGCGATCAACGCCCACGCCTGCTGCATCGCGCGGATCATCACGCACTGCCCCGACGACGAGAAGCGCTCCGCCATGACGGCGTCGCTGCTCTACTTCCTGTGCGCCGAGACCAAGAGCGACATCGGCATGATGCTCGACTACGTCAACCTGATGAGCGCGCAGGACAAGGCCCTGCTGCTGCATGGAGTCGTCGGACATGGCTGAGATCGCGCACTACAAGTTCAGCCCCGCCAAGCGCGAGGGCGTCGGTCTGTTCATCGGCTTGGCCGGTGGCACGGGCTCGGGCAAGACCTTCTCTGCGCTCCGTCTGGCGCGCGGCATCGTCGGGCCTGACGGCAAGATCGCGGCGGCCGACAGCGAGGGCCGACGCATGAGCCACTACGCCGGCATGATGGGCGGCTTCGATGTCACCGACCTCGAACCGCCGTTCCGCCCGGACAAGTACGAGCAGGTCGCCAAGGACGCCGAGGCCGCCGGCTACAAGGTGCTTATCGTGGATTCGATGAGCCACGAGTGGTCGGGCGACGGCGGCGTGGTCGAGTGGCACGACGAAGAACTCGACCGGGCCTACGCCAAGGCGGTGCAGAATGCCCGCGAGGGCGACACCGTCGATGAGGAGAGGGTCCGCAACGCCAACAACATGCGCGCGTGGATCAGGCCGAAGACGGCGCACAAGCAGATGGTGCAGAGCTTCCTCCAGCGCCGCATCCCGGTGATCTTCTGCTTCCGCGCCGAGGAGAAGATCAAGGTGCTGCCCAACGGCCGCATCGAGGCGATGGGCTGGACGCCGATTGGCGACCAGCGGTTCATGTTCGAGTTGACGGTGATGATCACGCTGGCGAACGACCGGCCGGGCTGCGTCAACTACGACCTGCCGCGCAAGATTCAGGAGCAGCACATGCTGCTGTTCCCCGACAAGAAGCCGATCACCGAGGACGCTGGGGCCAAGCTGGCGGCATGGGCGCGCGGCGAGGACATCGTGCCGGAGAAGAAGGCCGCGCCGGCCAAGAAGGAGCCCGAGCAGAAGCCGGCGGCAGCCGCCACGACCAGCGGCGGCGAATTGGCACTGGGCGACAGCGACAAGGCGGCAGCGGCGGCCAAGCGGATTATCGACGGCGTGGCGGCGCTGAAGACGCGCATCGCCGAGGCCAAGACCGGCGAGGCCGTGACGGCGATCCTTCAGGAGGCCGAGGTGCGCAAGCAACTGGCGTACCTGTCGAAGAACCGCAAGGACCTCAACAAGGAAGTGATCGACGCCGCCAACGCCCGCCGCCGCGCCCTGCGCGACGCGAAGAAGGCGGCATGAGCGAAACCAAGAGCCAGCGCCTTTGACCAAGGGGCGAGGGCGGCCAAGCCGGGGCGAGTAGCCCGCTAACGTGTGAGATGAGGACGTTGCACGGATGCGGTTAGCCCCGGCGGGGTTGCCGAGACAGGGAGATAGGCATGAAGTCGGTCGAATTGAGGCTGGTCGTGATCCTGCCCAACAGCGCGCTGGACGAGGTGATGGACATCGCCTGCCCGGTGAACGAGCGCGACGAGCCCGAGTTCACCAGTCTGCGCGGGCTGATCAAGGCCAAGCTCGATCACGCCGAGTTCGAGCACGTCACCGTTTTCTGGAACGACGAGTACCGCGATATGTTCGTGGATGACACCGGCGTGCTGAAGGGCCTTCCTATAAATGCGCGGGCCACCGCCATCTACTGGAACAACACGCGCATCCACATGCCGGACGACTACGACCCGGAAACCATGGCGATGATCCACGGCCCGGCCGTGCTGTTCGACAAGAAGGTCTGGTTCTGATGCGCGAGCGCGTGCATGCCCTGAAGCTGCCGAACCGGACGGCGTGCGGCCGTGAGGGCCGCCTCCAGCGGCTCGGCCATCTCGCCATGCTGCTCACCGAGGCCGATCTCAGCCTGCGCCTCGGCGACCGCAACGAGGTGACGTGCAAGGACTGCCTCCTCGCCATCGCCAAGCACGGCTACATGATCAACTGGACTGACGTGCCATCCCACGCGGCGAGCGCCGCCAAGGAGAAGCGGCGACGCCACCGCCGCCGCACGCGGGCATGAGCAGCAAGTTCCGGTTCGGCGGCATCACGCTCGACGCGCTCGACATCGGCAGCCGGGCGAACGGCGTGCTCGGCATCCGCGATTCGGGCAAGTCAGTGACGGCCAAAGCGTTGGCCGAGCACATCCACGACCACGGCATCCCGTTCGTCGGCTTCGATCCGTCGGGCGTGTGGCGCTTCCTGCGCGTGCCCGGCAAGGGCAAAGGCCGGCCCATCGTCGTGGCCGGTGGCGTCGAGGCCGACCTGCCGCTCAGTCCGGCGAGCGCGCCGCAGATCGTGGAAGCGGCCATGCAGCAGGGCCTGTCGCTGGTGCTCGACTTCCACGGCGTCGATCTCTCGAAGGCGCAGTGGCGCGCCATCGTGCGCGACTGCGTGCAGTTGATGCTGCGCAAGAACCGCCTGCATGGCCTGCGCCATGTCTTCCTCGAAGAAGCCGCCGAATTCGTGCCGCAGCGCGTGATCGACGGGCTGGTCTACGCCGAGGTCGAGAAGCTGGCGCGCATCGGCGGCAACCAAGGGCTCGGCATCACGCTGATCAACCAGCGCGCCGAGGAAGTGAACAAGGCGGTGCTGGAGCTTTGCGACAACCTGTTCCTGCACCGTACCAAGGGCAAGAATTCGCTGCAGTCGCTGAACAAGTGGCTGGAGCTTGGCGCGGTCAAAGACGCCCGAGTCGTTATCGACTCGCTTTCGACTCTGCCGACCGGCGAGTGCTGGGCGTGGCTGCGCGAGGCCAGCCAGCCGGTGCACCTGCACGTCCCGCCGACCTCATCGTTCCATCCCGACCGGCGGGCGATGCGCGGCGACGTGAAGCTCGCCCACCGCCCGGTGGACGTGAAGGACTTCGTGGCGAAGTTGCTCGGCGAACTGCCCAAGATCGAGGAGCAGGCCAAGGCCAACGACCCGGCCGAACTGAAGCGCCGCATCATCGCACTGGAGGCCGAGATCAAGGGCCAGCACGTCTCGCCGGCCCCGGAGGTGCTGAACGCCGCCCGCGAGGAAGGCTACCGCCAAGGCATGGACGCCTACCGACCGGGCCTGAAGCGGCTGAGCGAAGCCGCCGACAAGATCGAGGCCGCGCTTGGTGATCTGCGCAAGGCTGTCGATCAGAAGCTGCTGACGGCTCTGGAACACGCCAAACTCATCGAGCCCGCTCACAGGAACACGAATCCTCAGTACCACCGCACCGGGGGAAAAGGTGAGCGGCCGGTGCACTACATCGCCAACGTGACGTGGCCGTCCGGGCGCGTGGAGAGGCTTGAGAGTCACCCAACGAAACCTGCTCACCGCATCGAGGAACCAAGTCACCTCACGAAACCGCGCCAGCGCATCCTCGACACGCTGGGCTTCCTCGAAACCATCGGCGAGCCAACGCCGAGCAAGGTGCAGTTGGCGCTGTGGTGCGGCGCGAGCCCGAAGTCGTCGGCCTACGCGAACAATCTCGGTGCCCTGCGCTCGGAAGGCCTGATCGACTATCCGGGCGGGCAGGTGGCGCTGAGCGACGAGGGCCACAAGCTCGCCCATCCGCTGCGCATGTCACAGCCCGAGATGCAGCGCAGCCTGCTCGACCGGCTGACCGTGCCGCAGGCCAACATCATGAGCTACCTGCTGGCCGTCTATCCGACGCCGATGGCGCGCGACGCGCTCGCCGAGCAGGTGGCGGCGTCGGCCAATTCGAGCGCCTACGCCAACAATCTCGGCACGCTGCGCTCGATGGGCGTGCTCGACTATCCGAGCCGGGGCGAGGTCGTGGCCACCAAGATTTGCTTCATGGGGCGGTCGTGAAGGCGGTCGGCAACGGTCTGGCCTGCCCGAAGTGCGGTGGCCTCGACCTCGACGTGAAGGACAGCCGGGCGGCCAACGGCATGATCCGACGACGCAGACGGTGCACGGCGTGCAGCGAGCGCTTCACGACCTATGAAGCGGCGGCTGATGACGATGAACGTGGATCGTCGCTGATGCGGGCGCTCGACTTGCGGCGCAAGCTCGACGCGCTGCCGCCCAACCTGCGCCCGCTGATCGAGGCGCTGATCGACCGACTGAAGGAAAGCCATGCCACTGAAGATCATCCCGACGCCTGACTACATCATCACCAACTACGGCGACGTTGGTGCTGTCTACCTGATCGAGGCCGGGCCGTGGGCGGGCAAGCACGCCTGCTGCCTGTCGATGATGTTCACCGTCGGCATCGCGGTGATGGATGCCGACCAGTGGTACGCCCGCTGGTGCTACGACAAGCGCATCGAGGCATTGAAGGCGCTCACCGACTGGGACGGCATGGGCGATCCGGGCGGCCCGTGGATCAAGTACAAGGGCCGGGGCGGTGAACGCCACGGGCCGGGCTCGACGGCCGAGGTGCGCGAATGAAACTGGTCGATGTCACGTGGGGCGACCCGGTCAACATCCTGACGGTCGAGTGCTGCGGCGAGCAGTTCCGCCGGCCCTCGAACTACAGCCGGGTGCGTTGCCCTCGCTGCAACAAGATCGAGTTGTGGCATCGCGTGCAGCCGACCAAGCCCGGCAGCGGCTTCTTCGATGATCCGGTGATGGAGCAGCCGACATCACCCTTGACAAGTGTTGTCAGTTAGTTCATTGGCCTTTGGTCGGGGAACGAGAGAGGCGCGACCACCTAAATGAATCAGACGGGGAGCCTTGCAGCACGCCGGGCATTCAATGAGCAGGTCAGCATCATCGGCACGCTGAGCGGCGATCTCGCGGCGATTAAGCAGACCGTCATCGCGGCGGCGACCGCCGGCATCATCGACATGCGCCACACTCACAATGTCTACGGCCTTTGGCAGCGCGTGCAGAAGCCGAAGCGTCCGCTGTGGAGCCGGCGCGCGGTCGAGTCGGTGATGGACCAGCGCCGCGCCCAGCAGGCCGCCGAGTTCAACACCATCAGGCAATGGGTAGAGACCGGCCGCCAGCGCTGGCGGAAAGGACAGGCACGTCATGGCCAAGGCGGAGATACCGCAGCACCTGCGCCCGTATCACGAGGCGCGATGGAACGAATGGCAGGAACGGGTGGCCGAGGAGCGCGCCGAAGCCACCCGGCGCAACGTGGCGCGTGAACAAGAAGACAAGAGGCAGCGACACGACTGCCGCAAGCGAACAGGGAATGCAATCGTCGGCATCTACGAGGTGCTGAAGATGTGGTGCAGATTCGGCTTCTACTAGAGAGAGCGGGAGGCTATCAAATGCTATCGTCTGGATTCGGCATGAGCCTGTTGTACGGGCTCGTGATGCTGTTGCTGATGGGCGGCGTGGTGTGGCTCGGTCAGTACGCCGAGCAGAAGCGGCTGGCGTGGGTGCGCGCGATCTACGATTATTCAGGCGTGCTGCTCGTGGCCGCCCCGATGCTGATCCTGATATGGCATCTCTACCTGATGAAGGAGGATCGTCGGGGCCACCTCGCCAATCCGACGCCGGTGGTGGAGGGCGCCACCAAGGCGCTGGTCGGCACACTGCCGGCCGGCGTCGTGCGCGCCAAGGACTAGGCGATGAGACCCTTCGAGGTCGTCCTCATGTTGATCTTCTGGCTGATGTGCGCCGCCGTCTTCGCTATCACCGGCGTGATCTCGTTCCTCGCGTGGGCAGCCGTCGTGACCGTCCAGAGAGCGCGTGCCCTTGCCCGACATTTCCTCTGACGATGCGAAACCTCGATGAACTGAACCACTGCCGCGTGCCACTGCCCGACGTGGTCGGTGGCGGCAACGGCAACTATCGCAACGGCGCGTTCCTGCTGGTGCGCAACGGCGTCGAGCTTCGCATCATCGCCAGTGCCGGCGGCGGCTGGGACCATGTGTCGGTCTCGACGCCGGACCGCGTGCCAGATTGGAGCGAGATGGAATTTATCAAGCGCACCTTCTTCAAGGATGACGAGGTGGCGATGCAGCTTCACGTGCCGTCGAAGGACCATATCAACATCAACCCGCGCACGCTTCATCTCTGGAGACCTCGCCTCACCAAGATTCCGCTGCCGCCCAAGGAGTACGTGTGATGCGTCAGCCCACCCAGAACGACGCCATCGCCATCTGCGAACGGCTCGACCTGTTGATCGAACTGCTGCGGGAGCGCCTGCCCGTGCCCTGCGAGCACGAGTTCATCGCCGTGCAACACCCTGACCTGCCGAACACGGCTTACAGCGTGTGCTGCAAATGCGGCTATCGCCCGAATGGCTAAGACCTACATCTGCGCGTCGTGTGGCGGCGAGTTCGAGCAGGGCTGGGCCGACGAGGACGCGCGAGCCGAGCGCGTGGAGAAGTTCGGCGCACCCAAGCCCGGCGAGGTCGATGACGTGATCTGCGACGATTGCTACGCCGAGTTCATGAAGTGGTTCGAGTCGCTGACGCCGGAGCAGCGTGCGGAGATCGAGCGCGACCAGTAGTACCCTCCTTCTAGGGCGACCCTCAACATAGGGCGGATTGACTTTTGCAAACGCCTGTCCTATAATTAGGGCGTTGTCAATCACTAGGAGAGAGCATGACACCGAACGACGAACTCCTGATCCCCGCGTTCCTGCGGGCGACAGGACCAGTGAAGAAGGTCCGCGCACCACGCTGGAAGAAGATGGCCAAGGTCGAGAAGCCGACGGCCGAGCGCTACGAGGACGCCGAACGCTACGAGGTGTTCATCGAGTCCACTGAGACCTTCCTGCGCAAGATCGCCTGCGGTCTGCGCCGGGTGTGGGTCGCCGAGGACGAGACCGGAGCGCGCAAGGTCTGGCTGCACGACGGCGAGACCGAGCAGAGCCTGCCGATGAGCGAGTGGCAGCGCATGTCCAACAAGGCGCGGAGGATCGCATGACCGTCGCCGACGCCGTCTATACCGCGACCAACGCGCTGTGGATTCCGGTCGCCGACCAGATCGGAGTCTTCACGATGGCGGACGGGCTCAAGCTCGCCCGCCACCTGTGGGGCAAGTTCGGCGGGCGCACGGTGCGCTACCCCTACCGCGACGCCAACATGATGCGGGGCCGGCGCGTCTGGGCGTCGTCGCCCACGAACCACCGCAGCCTCGCCCGTGGCGCGCGGCGCGTGGTGCACGATGTCAGCCACGCCCTGCATCATGCGCGCTCGAACGGCCGCTTGCTCGATCACTGCCTGCCCCACGCCGAGCTTGAACGCGACATGGTGCGCTACGTGATCGAGGCCGGGCTGTACCGCAAGGTTGTCGAGCCGAAGCCCACCACCGACCAGCGCCGGGCGCGTGAGCTTGGTCGCACCATCGCCGGGATCAGGCGCTGGGAGACCAAGGCCAAGCGCGCCAACACGGCCTTGAAAAAGCTGCGCCTCAAGGCGCGTCGGCTCAACGCCCTCGTTGCAGGGTCTGTGCAAGACTGCCAGAAACTGTCCACAGGTCCCTTGTAAACCCGGAGGTTCCACCCTATATTCAGGGTGTCTCAGAGACACGTCCGACCGGCTATTTCGCCTTAACATCACAGGCATAACGCGAAACGCCCGACCGTCTCCTCGACCCCCAGCCCCGCCCGGCCCTGAAAAGCCGAGGCGGGGTCGGGGCGTTGAGAGAACCGGCGAAGCAGCCCGAACGTAGGGCACGGCCACTAGGAGCGAGCATGGCGAACCTTTTTGAGAGCGAGACTTGCAGCCGCTGCGGTGGCACTGGCCACTACAGCTACTGCCAGATGCACGGCACCACGTGCTTCGGTTGCAGTGGTCGCAAGGTCAAGCTCACCAAGCGCGGCTACGCTGCGCAGCAGTGGCTGATCAAGCAGCAGTCGAAGCCGGTCAGCGAGCTTCAGGTCGGCGACCTGATCCGCGAGGAGGATTTCTTTTCGAGCCTGATCGCGTGGATGCGAATCGACAAGATCGAGGTCGATGCCGACGGCAGGTTCAACCTGTCGGTGTCGTACCAGCGCAAGCACGAGACCACGCGCCGCGAGCTTGGCTTCAACGGCCTCCCGGCGACCGACACCAAGCGGGTCCGGCCCGGCACCAAGGCCGAGCTTCGCTGGCAGCAGATGGTCGGCCTCGCTTATCAGGCGACGCTCACCAAGGCCGGTACGGTGCGCAAGGCCCGCAAGGCCGCCTAACCCTCTAGCCCCGCCTAGCCCTGAGAAGCTACGCGGGGCAGAGGAGTCAGAGGGCCTTGACAGTCCGGGGTCCACACCCTAAATCAAGGGTGCCAGAAAACAGCAACAGGAGAGCAAATGCAAGTGTGTGAGATGATCAATCAGGCGACCGACAGCTTCGACAAGGTGCAGTCGTTCGCCAAGGTGCAGAAGGCCATCGAGTTCAAGGAGGCCTACAAGCACCGCACCGGCCACCGCCCGAGCCTCGTGAGCATCATCGTTCTGTGGCAGGACGCCGAGGCCAAGTTGGCGGCCCTTCACGCCAAGGTCGCGATGCTGGAGGCCGCCGGCGGCCCGCTCTAAACGCCACCCGTACAGCCCCGCCACGGATTGAGCCCCGTGAGCGGGGCCAAGGAGTCGGAAAGGCCTCGATAGTCGCGGCCTCAACGAGAAGCAAAGGAAGTCGAAATCGCGATGAGAGCCGTACTAATCGCCGTCACGCTGTTGGCGTGCGCGATGTCTACCTCGGGCTGCGCTGCCCTTGTTGTGGGTTACTTGGTGGGCGATGGCATGGCCCGGTCCGACCGGATCAAGGCGTGCCGCACCAACCTGCAGACCATCAACACGGCGCGGATGGCCAAGAGCCAAGAGCCGTTCCCCGACCAGTGCGGGGGCTGAACCACTCCCACCCCGCCACGCCCTGAGAAGCGTGCGCGGGGTCAAGGCGTCGAGAGACCCAACTAGGAGAGAGCATGACCCGCAAAGACTTCCAACTGATCGCCGACGTGGTCGCCACGATCACCGACGACGAGACCCGCCGCGCGGTCGCCGACGCCTTCGTCAAGAAGCTCGAAGCGACCAACCCCCGGTTCAGCCAGATGGCCTTCGAGGTCGCCTGCAAGGTGCCGGTGAGACTCGGCCGGAGGGTCGCGTAATGCCGCGCGTTCATCATGTCCTGAAGGCGCGCAAGGCGCAGCCTGAGAACGGCATCGCGGTCGGCGACTCCTACTTCTGGTGGGAGTTCAAGACCGGGCCGCGTTCGAGCCGGCGCGTCGTCAGCAAGAAGGCGCCCCGGCCGTCGCAGTTAACGATGTCGGATTTCAAGTCGCAGTGGCGCGGCTTCGCCGAGGAGATGCAGGACCTCGCGCTGGACGACAGCCTGCACGACGCCTTGCAGGAGATCGCCGGCCGCATCCGCGACCTCGGCTCCGAGCAGGAGGACAAGCTCGGCAACATGCCCGACGGCCTGCAGCAGTCGCCGACCGGCGAGTTGCTGCAGGAGCGCGTCGATGCCTGCTCGAACTGGGCCGACGAGATCGAGGGGCTGGAGCAGCCCGAGCTTGAGGAGCCGGAGACACCCGACTTCGAGGACCGCGTCGAGGACGCGACGTACTACACGGCCGAGGTCGGCACCGACTTCGAGACCGCCGAGGACGCCTATGATGCCATGTACGACGCCGCCCACATCGCGTGGGAGGAGTACGGCACCGAAGTCCTCGATGCCATCGAGCGCGCCCGCGAGGAGTACGACTCCGCGCTGGAGAGCCTGAAGGAAGACGCCATCAACGCCGATCCGGGCGAGGTCTGAGATGGCGAAGAAGTTCACCATGACGCAGACGCAGTGGGAGGCACTGGTGAAGGCCAGCGTCCGGGTCAACAACACGGACGACGTGCCGAAAATCGCCGCCCTGTGCGTCGAGCACGACTGCGGGACGTGGCACGCCGCCGCGATGTTCTACGGGCACCTGAACCGCTGCCCGTGCGCCACCTGCATCAAGGCGCGGGCCGAGGCGCTGCGATGACCCACGACGAACTCGAACGCGGCATCAGGACGAACCAGTGGCCGCGCCACACCCACACGCCATGGCCACAGCCGCAGGCTCCCGTCCGCCTGACCAACTCGTGGAACTCGCTGTACTGGCCCGAGGCCAACATGAGCCGGCCCGATTCGTATTTCGAGGCGCTGGCGCGCGAGGAGCAGCACCTGCGCGAGCAGCGCTACGAGTTGAAGATGAGGGCGCCATGGGCTTTCTGATCTTCCTCGCCATCCTTTGGCTGCTGGCCGGCACGCGCGTGGGCAACTTCTTGTTCACCGTGCTGGGCGCGGCCATCTGGTTCGGCGTCGCCTACGTGGTGCTGCACTCATGAGCGGCGGCAAGGCCTGCAAGTGCCCGGAGTCGAAGAAGACGCTGATGCGCTCGCGCAACTGGGTGGTCTACCAGCGCAACTGCAACCACTCGGCGTTCAACGGCTACCGCTACACGCCGAGCGACTGGTCGTGCGTCGGCTGCCGCTCGTGTGGCGCGGTGTGGCGGACCAAGGCCAGCTACATCGGCTTTCTGCTCGACAAACATCAACTGAGGGACCCGTCTTGACCGCCGGGTTTCGGCACCCTACTTTCATGGCAATAGGAGAGAGCAAATGATACCGACAGAAGACGTAGTGGCGGACACGCCCGCCCGGAAGATCGAGGCCGCCATGGCGCGCCACGGCCTCCTGATCACGGCCGAGTTCGTGCCGTACAGCCAGAGCCGCAACAAGGACGAGGACAGGCCCTGCCTGAACTGGAAGGTCTCGCTGAAGCGCATGGCGTTCATCGGCGACACGTTCCGGCCGGGCTCGGAGCGCACCATCCTGACGACCGACTTCTCGGCCGGCATCGCGCACTGCCCGAGCTACCGCAACAGCCGGCGCGACCAGTCGGTCGATGAGGCCGGCGCCATCGCGTGGGAGTGCGAGCACGGCCAGAGCCATGGCCTGTACCCGGCCGAAATGGGCAAGGGCTTCAAGCGGCAGGCGATCCTGCCCGACACCGCCAGCGTCATGCACTCGCTGGTGCTCGACTACGACGTGATGCGCTACCCGACCTACGAGGAGTGGGCACCCGAGGTCGGCTTCGACCCGGACAGCCGCAAGGGCGAGCGCGTCTACAACGCGGGACGCGAGATCGCGCACAAGATGTACGCCGCGCTCGGCGACAAGGTGATCGAGGACCTGCGCGCCGCCGGGGAGGACCTGTGATGTCCGACATCCAGAACGGCCTGCACACGGTCGCCGTGCCGGCCTACGAACCACGCCGGCGCTGCTGGGCGGTTACGAACATTCGTCGCTGGAAGATCGGCGACCTCGACCTTGAGATTTGCGGGCGCAAGCCGCGCAAGGGCCGCCTGACCTGTGACGCCCACGCCCAGTACGAGGCCGACGCGCAGGCGCTGCGCAAGAAGCGGGGGATCGCGTGATCGAGCACATCCTCTTGGGCATCATCGGCGTCATGGCGGCGATGCTGGTCGCCATGGTCGGCTTCTGGCTCATGCGAGTCGAACGCCTGATCACCAACTTCGACGGCAAGTTCGACGGCCTGAGCAATCGGCTCGGCGCGGTCGAGCAGGGCGTCGCCGGGCTGAACGGCCGGATCGACGCCTTCGGCCAGCGGCTCAACCGCATGGAAGCCAACGGCAAGGTGACGTGATGGAATCGGACACCATCAAGTGGGTGATCGGCGGCCTGCTGGCCGTGATCGCCGCCGGGCTGGGCTACTTCCTGATCAAGCTCGATGAGGACATCCGCCGGCTGAACAATTCGGTGCACCGCCTCGAAGTGACGTTCGCCAAGGTCGTGAAGCGCAAGCGCTGGAAGGCTCCCCGATGATGAAGCCGCTCGCGATGATCGTCGGCGTGCTGCTCGTGGGCGTCGGCCTGTGGGGTGACGTGCCCCACTTCGGCGGTCTCCTTGTTGTGTGGATCGGCCTCGCGCTGATCCTCGGGCCGCTGATCGGCGCGTGGCTCGCCCGGCGGCAGCCATGAAGAAGCTCCTGCTCTGGCTGGCCGTGCTCGGGCTCGCGGTGGCTCCGGCGGTGGCGCGCACCCAACGCAATCCCGAGGTGCCGCGCCAGTTCCAGCGCTCGCATCCGTGCCCCTCGACCGGCCGCACGACCGGCGCCTGCCCCGGCTATGTGCGCGACCACATCGTGCCGCTCTGCAAGGGTGGCCCTGACAGCCCGAGCAACATGCAATGGCAGACCGTCAGGGACGGCAAGGCCAAGGACAAGTGGGAGTGCAAATAGGGGCTGCCAGAAATCGTCAATTCGGCCCTTGCAATGGGCTGGGAGATACCCTAAATAGAGGGTGTCGCCGGGGACATTCCCGGTTCTAGGAGAGAGCCAACAAATGCAAAAAGGTCTTACGCTTGTAGAGATGGCCCAGAAGATCGAGGGCCTGAAGACGATGAAGAAGGACTTCATCGCCGATACGTCCAGCATGGAGATGGTGGTTGCGGACAAGAAGCCCGCGCTGCTGATCCCCTCGCAGGGCCAGTTCCCCGTGCTGCCGCTGGCGCATAACCAGATCGCCGCGCGACTCGAAATGCCGGTCAAGTATTACGACCGCATGGCGCACGAAGCTCCCGAGCTTCTGGCGACCAACGTCAACCACTGGTTCAAGTCGTCCAGCGAGAAGCGGATGGTCCGCACGCTGTCGGGCAACACCCGCGCGTTCCTGTCGAACAAGTACCAGCGCATCGAGAACGAGGAGATCGCGCAGGTCGCCCTGCCGATCCTCATGAACACGCCCGGCCTCAAGGTCGTGTCGTGCGAGGTCACTGAGCGCCGCCTCTACATTCAGGCGGTCAACACCAACATCAAGCGCGAGATCAAGAGCAAGCGCGTCGGCGATGTCGTTGAGTCCGGCGTCGTGATCTCGAACTCCGAGGTCGGCCACGGCTCGGTGTCGGTCAGCGAACTCGACTGGTATCTCGCCTGCCTGAACGGCATGATTGCCAGCAAGCTGATGCGGGCCAACCATGTCGGCCGGCTGATCGAGGACAACAACGACCTGTGGGCCGACGACACCAAGAAGGCCGACGACAAGGCGCTGGTGCTCAAGGTCCGCGACATGATCACGGCCGCGATGGACCCGACCCGGTTCAACGCTCGCATGGACAAGGTGCAGAGCCTGACCGAGGTCAAGATCACGGGCAGCGTGCAGGCCTCGGTCGAGGTGCTGGGCCAGAAGATCGGTGCCTCGCAGGAGGAGACCGGCAACATCCTGAAGGCCCTGATCGAAGGCGGCGACCTGTCCGCGTTCGGCATCCTTCAGGCGGTCACGGCGCAGGCGCACGACGCGCCGAGCTACGACCGGGCGGTCGAGTTCGAGGCGGCCGGTGGCCAGTTGATCGAACTGCAGCCGAGCGAATGGCGCGAAGTGCTGGAAGCCGACAAGGCTCCGGTGCGTCGCATGAGGAAGGCGGCCTAGCCTTCCTCCTCTCCCCGACCCCCGTCCCGGCCGCGTACTTGGCCGGGCGGGGCGAAGGAGACGGAAAGCCGAAACACCATGAAGAAATTCATCACCACACTGGCGCTCTGCGCCACACCGCTGGCGGTTCACGCTGGCAATGCCGATCCGGCAAGCGCCGGGCTCGGCTTCCTGACCCTCGGCATCATCTTGGCCTGCTACTTCCTGCCCAGCATCATTGCGATGGTGCGGGGCAAGGCCACTGGCACGGGCGGCGTGGTCTTCGTCAACTTCTTCTTGGGCTGGACGGTGGTCGGCTGGTTCCTCGCCTTCGTGTGGGCGTGCACCGGGCTGACCAACGCCGACAAGGCCCGCGAGCAGCGCCGCCACGAGGAAATGATGGCAGCGGTGAGCGGCCGGATTCCGCCGAGGGCGCGGTCATGAAGAAGCTCATCCTGCTGCTGGCGCTGGCCGGCGGCGTCGCCGCCTGCGGCGAACCGGACTACAGCCACACCGGCTGCATCTACGAGAACACCGGCAAGCCATCGCCGGGGCCGTGCACCGAATACGCGACGCCGGCAACCTACGCCAAAATTCAGGCAGCAAAGGACCACGAACGCGCGGTCATAGAGGACGACCGCAAGTTCTGGGCGCTGTCGCCCGAGGAACGTCAGCGCGAGGCCGACCGGCGGCAGCGTGCGGCCAATCAGACAATGGCGCGCATCGACGCGATGAACGCAGCGGTCGGCGCCTGCCGAGAGTGGGTATCGGTGCCGGGCGGCTACCATGGCCTGCCAGAGCCGGTGTGCGTGCGATGAGCAATCCACAGATGACGGTGCGCCAGCTTCACGCGGCGCTCACCAAGATACTGCGCGAGCATGCCGACCGGCCTGTCACCATCTGGCTGCCGGGCTCGAAGATCGACCTGCATGGGGTGATCGGCCCGATGGCTGAGCCCAGAGGTGGGCCGGTCGAGGTGTTGATCGAAGGCAACCTGCGCGACGGGAGCGCTCTGGGCAATGAGTAGGAACTACAAGACCAAGATCGGCGTGCAGTGGGGCAGCCTTGCGCTCGCCAGCACGAACCTCTCCGACAAGGCCGAGACCCAGTTGCGGGTACGCCGGGTGAAGCCTTCGGACGAACCCGAGCACGTGCAGGTCGAGGTCGAGATCGTCCGCGTCGGCGCGATGCGGCGCGCCAGCTATCACGGCTACATCCAGCTTGACGCCAAGCAGGCCAAGGCACTGGCGACGGCGGTCAGCAAGGTCCAGCCGGACTACGACCGGGACTCGCCGCTCGCCGGCCTGCAAGCCGATTCGGACAAGGCGTGGGCCGAATTCTACGGCATCGACCCCAAGGATATGGCGAGGTTCCTGTGAAAAAATGTAACGTGAACCCCAAGCTTCTGATCGACTTCTTCGACGGCACCGAGTTCGACTTCCTGTCCAATTTCCACCCGGCCTGCATCACGTGGGAGGGCAAGAAGTGGCCAAGCACCGAGCACGCCTTTCAGGCGGCCAAGACGACCGACGTGGCCTATGCCGAGCGCATCCGGCGCGCCCTGTCGCCGGGTCACGCCAAGTCGCTCGGCCAGCGGTCCTCGTTCATGCACTACGGCGTGGCGCTGCGGCCCGACTGGGACACGGTGAAGTACGACATCATGCTCGACCTGCTGCGGCTCAAGTTCGCCATCCCGTCGCTGCGCAAAGCCCTGCTGGCGACCGGCAACGCCAAGCTGGTTGAGGGCAACAGTTGGAACGACCGTGACTGGGGCGTCTGCGGCGAGGGCGCCAACAACCTCGGCCGCTCGCTGATGCTGGTGCGCGCCGAGATCAGGGCCGAGATCGCCGAGGCCAATCTGGAATATCTGACAGGAGAGAAGCATGGGACTCTTTAGACCGAGTGACGCTGAACTGGCCTTGCGCGCCGCCGAGGAACGCCGGCGAGTCGAAACCGCCGAGATCGAAATGATGATGGTCGATCCGGCTACCGGCAGCTACATGAAGGTCAGGCGCTACGCGCCCGGCCATGTCGCCGACCGGGCCATTGCCGTGGCGCTCGACCGCATGGTCAGCGCGCTCAACAATCAACCGGCGCTGCCGGCGCCCGCGCCCAGTGCCCCGGCACTGCTGACCGACCGCAGGAGCCGCTGATGGATGTCCTGCTGATCTTGGGCGGCGTCTTCGTCGTCTACTTCCTTGCCTTCAACAGGGACACGAAGATCAAGAAGACCACGCATGTCGATGCCGATGGAACTCGTCATGAGACGCAAGTCGTGGGCGAGGTGCCTGTCTCGCTGGGCGAGCGCGCGGGGGTCGCTGCCATCATGACGATCTTCATGCCGTTCGTTGCCCCCTTCCTCGTGCTGGGCTGGCTGTTTGGCGAGCGCAAGCGGCCGACCATCCAAGTCGAGCACACCATGAGCCGGGACAACGAGAAGATCACGGTGCGCGGCACCGCCGATCCCAAGGCCAACAAGGACGTGATCGACATCCTGAAGCGGAGCGGGTCGTGAAAGGCAAGCTCTACATCTTCAAGCCGGGTCAGCGCGTGCCCGAGACGCGCGACCTGTTCGCGCCGCTCGGCCATCTCGACATCCACGCCATCGTCGGCGGCCCCATCGAACTGGTGCCGGGCTTCAACGAGTTCGACGGCGAACGCTGCGCGGTCTTCTGCCACGAGGAGGGCAAGCTCATCGACCCGCCGCTGCCGGCCAACAACGTGGCCACGGCGCTGTGGGCCGACACGCTCGGCATGCCGGTCTACGTGCTGGCTGGGCGCGATTTCCTCGTCGGCACCATCGCCATCGTGACCGGCGACGATGAACTGATGAACGCGATGTGATTGACATATCCCGGCAGCATTCCTAAATATAGGGTGTATGAGAAGGAGTATCACCTACGATGACGACCAAGCAGGAACGGGACAAGCGCCTGCTCGACCAGATCGGCACCTACCTGTACGGCGAACGCTGGCAGAGCACGCTGGCCGAGCACCTGAAGCTCAATCCGCGCACCGTGCGCGGCTGGCTCGAAGGCCGCTCGAACATCTTGCCGCCGGTCTGGGAGCAGATCGCGGTACTGGTCGAGAAGAAGGTCTCGCGCGGCCCAGACGTGGCCGAGCAGATGAAGAAGAAGCTGGCAACACTGGAGGCCGCATGAAGGTCGCGATGAAGACGCTGGTCGATTTCGACAACGAACCGCTGAAGGCGGGCACCATCATCCTGACCACGCAGGTGGTGATGGTGAACTGCCTGATGGCCGACGTGCCGCCCAACGTGCCGCGCCGCACCGGGCAGGACGTGGCGACGCGCGTGCAGCTTGCCATGGCGATCCACAAGATGAAGGAGGGCGAGGAGATCGAGATCAGCCTCGACACCGCCAAGATGCTGAAGGACGACGTGCTGCGGCTCTATCCGCCGATCACCAGCCACCAGCTTCTGGCGATGCTCGACCCGGCGCTGTTCTCGCCCGGCAAAGAGAAGGCCAACTGATGCAGGCCAAGATTCTCGAAATCCGCGACAGCGCCACGTACTTCGCCGTGGTGTGCGTCGATATGAACCCCGACATGGACCTGATCGACGTGGTCGCCGAGAAGCCGAGCGACCGCGTCCGCGAGCGCGCGGATCGCTACGACGCGCAGCGCTATCACCTGCGCCGTCGCGGCTTCCCGTGCGATGGCGTGCCGAATATCGCCATCCACCACATCAACTGCGGCGGCGAGGCGGTGTGGAACGACCCCTACGGCTGGAGCCGCGACACACGCACCTACCGGGTGGCACATGAGTACATCTACGACCACTGGGCCGAGTTGAAGGACGGCGACGTGGTCGATGTCGAGTTCATCCTCGGCGAGACGACCGAGAAGAAAACCAGCGAGAGGATCAGCGACCCGTTATGACCGACCGCGAGACCATCCAGCGCACCTACATCCGGGTGTGCGGCGACAGCGGCTTCCGCATGACGGCGGTCGAGGCGGCTGGCTTCACGTCGAAGCTGCTGGACCTCGGCACTCCCCTGATGGTTTGGCTGGCGCTGGGGCTCGACACCATGGAGGAGATCGCCGTCGGCCGGCACCCGGCGCTGCTCAACCCGCGCTACGCCGACGAGTGGACGCGCACCCGAGCGAAGACGATTCAACTAGGAGAGAGAGCATGAGCAAGGAACGAGACAGGACGATCTTCAAGCGCCAGACGGTGCACGAGTTCGTCGGCGGGTTCACCTACGACACGGAAGCCGACGCCGGCTACCTCTACTTGGGCAACAGCGGCGACAGCAAGGTGGCCGTCACCCAGCGCTGCAAGGGCCGGCGCGATGTCTACCTCGACTTCGATGAGCAGGGCCGCCTGATCGGCATCGAGCTTCTGGGCCGCGATCTGCTCGCCCCGGATTTGATCGAGGCCCTGAAGGTGACCAGCGAATGAACACGCGCGTCCTCCACATCAGCAACCACGTGCGCGCCGAGATCGCCGCGCTCAAGGCCAAGGCGGCCGAGCCCGGCAACGTCACCAAGCTCGCGACGGTGGTCGAGATGGCGGGCAAGCAGGCCAAGGGCGAAATCCCCTCCGGCTTCAACGAGGCCCACGTGCCCTTCACCATGGCGATCCCGCACGGCTTCTACGTGACCTACACGCACGAGGAGCAGCACCAGTGCACCTGCCGCCACATCAGCGTCAGCGTTGAGTCGGGGCCGGGCAAGGGTCCGCACCCGACGGCGTTCGGGATGCTGCTGCGCGAGTTCGGTTTCGTGAACACGCTCGACGGCAAGACCAAGCCGTACATCTGGACCAGCACGACGCCGGGCGGCCGGCTGGTGATCGAGGCCATCGAACCGCTCGACGGCGACATGCACCGCTTACAGAGGAGTGCCTGATGCGCAAGATCATCGCCATCGTCGTCGGCGGCCTGACCGGATTCGTGATCGCGCAGGCCGTCTTCCTGCTGATCTCGTCGGCCAACGCCCAGACCGCCTTCGGTTCGGGCCAGAGCACCACCACGAGCACCTGCTACAAGCAAGGCAGCGCCCTCGTCTGCGACAACCGGGTCGAGAGCAACACGCCGACGCCCTTTGGCTCGACGCGCAGCAAGACCGTCTGCATCAAGCAGGGCAGTGCCACCAAGTGCACGACGGAACCGCGATGAGTGCCGACATCGCCCGCCTCTACGACATCCTGCGGCGGACCTGTCAGGAGTTCCGCAAGGGCGACGAGGTGGTGACGAAACAGCAACCCGGCGTCGAGGTGACGGAAGTCTTCATGATGCCGCACGAGAGCGAGGCGCTGCCGGTCTACGAACTGGTGGACCTGCACTTCATCAAGATCGGCGTGGACAAGGAGACGGCCCCGCTGTTCAAGGACGAGGTGCAGAGCATCCTGAAGGAGCTTGCGCCGCAGTGCCGGCTCGAAGACGGCCCGAGCTACATCAGTGTGGGGGCCGTGATCGGCGATCAAGGGGCCGCGCTCTGCCTGTTCGCGCTCGGCAAGGTGATGGGTCTGTGGGACATCGTCACGCCGGCCACGGTCTTCGCCAGCGGCGCCATGGCCGACCAGATGGCGGGCAGCGGCTTCATCATGTGCGCCGGCTGGAGGGCCGACCGTTGAACAGCGACTGGGAGGAGTGGAAGCGCACCTTGCTGATCGTGACGCTGGGCGGCGTGATCCTGCTGATCGCGATCTCGCTGCTCGGCGACCCCAGTGCGCTGACGATGTGACATGATCGAGCAGCCCCGCCGGATGTACTACATCCTCAAGGGGCGCGAGCCAGTCGAGGTGACGTTGGATGAATGGTCGCGCTGGTTCGCGACGAACGAGCGCCACGTCGCCGACGAGGCGATTGGCAACTTCCGAATCTCGACGGTGTTCCTCGGCATCAACCACAACTTCAGCTTCAGCGGCGACGAGGACGACAGGCCGCCGATCCTGTTCGAGACCATGATCTTCATGGTCACGGAGGACCAGCAGACGCGCGAGCGCTGGCCCGACTGGGCAAGCACCTACCAGACGCGCTGCGCGACGTGGTCGGAGGCCGAGACCATGCACCAGATCGCCGTCGCACTAGTCAAGGGCAAGGTCTCGGGCGAGGCCATCCCCGGCCGGCGCGACCTCGAAATGGGCCTGCTGTAGTCCGGGCGACGGTATATATACCTCGCCCGGCGCCATGGTTGACCTGACAGGTTACGGCACTTATGGTCCAGCTATGCTCGACCACGAACACAAGCTGCCGATGAATCTGTGCCCGGCCTGCGGCTACGCCGCCGACCGGGCGACCGGCATCACCGGCAAGGAGAAACCCGAGATCGGCGACTACTCGGTCTGCATCAACTGCGGCGCGCTGCTGCGCTTCGGTGTCGGGTTCACGCTGGAGCACGTCAAAGATGTCAACGATCTCCTGCGCACGTGGAACAAACGGGCGATCATCAAGGCCAGCCAGTCGTTCATCAGAGCGCGGGGACCGATCCCCAAAAACGAGACGAAACACTAGGAGAGAGCATCATGGGCAGCAAATTGAAACCCGGACGGTGGGACTGCTACGCCAACGCCGAGCCCGACGAGCCGATGTTCATCCTGCTGGCGCGCGACAGCAGCGCCCCGACCATGGTGCGGATGTGGGCGGCGCGCCGGATCAAAGCCATCGAAGTTGGCGAGAAGCCCAAGGACGACGAGCAGCAGATCACCGAGGCGCTCGATCTCGCTGACGCCATGGAAGCGTGGCGCAAGGAGCACCGATGACCAAGGCCCAGATGCAGGCGCGCGTCGCCGAACTGGAGGCCTTGCTGCGCCACATCGAGACCGTCATCGAAGCGCTCGGCCCCAAGGTCATGAAGGAGTTGGCGGCGCTCCGCCGAGAGTGTGACGAGAAGTCGAAGGCCAAGCACCCATGACCGATGACGACCTCACCAAGTTCCTCGGGCTCACGCCGGCCGAGGCCGAGGTGATTCTGCCCACGCTGACCCAGAGCCTGCGCCAGACCTACGAACGGCTGCACGACGCCGAGATGGCGATCCGGCTGTGGCAGCAAGGCGTTGCCCCGCTGCCCAAGGGCATCATCGTGCTGCCCGACCGGGGCAACGAATAAACCCAGCGCGACGCTGGGAAATTGAGGGGGCGCTTCCGGCCATGATCGTCGGGGCCGGGAGTGTTCAAACTGGGAAGGACGCGCCGGGGGTTCTACCCCACCCGACTGGCCGTCCTTCCCTCTTTTCCCCCGGCCGATAGGCCGCCGGGCTCGCCTGACGCGATTCGCGGGGTGGCCAGTTCAGGACCCCAGACGCAGAAAAGGCCCCCAGCGGGCGCTGGAGGCCTTCCTGAAGCGGTAATTTTATTGCTCCGTCAGGCGAAGCCGTAGCGCATGCCCGAGTGGTCGATGGTCATCGCCATGTACCTCGGCGACTCGGCGATGCCGAGATGCACCCAGCTACCGTGCCCGAAGTGCTCGTGAATCAGTTGGTCGATTCCGAGATCGCGCATCAGCGGCTGCAGCCGCTGGCAGATCGCCAACGGTGAGCCGAAGCCGGGCGCGATGAAGTCGGCGGCTTGGCCGGTGGCGTGGGCGCTGTTCACCGCGCCGCCGATCTCGGGATGGCTGTTGAGCGCGGGCGAGCGGTAGCCCGAGGTGATCTGGATGGGGTGACCCAGCACCTCGCGCACGTTCTCCAGACATTGCGCGAGGTCCGTCAAGTTCTCCAGCACCTCGGGCGTCGGGGTGTTGTCGATGCCGTGCTTGGCGGCGGTCGCGCTCGCCGTCAATTCTGCCAAGGTGAAATGCGCGGAGAGGTTCATGGCTTCTTCACTCCGCCGACCAGCAGCGCCATGGCGACCGCCAAGGCGCCGGTCAGCAGGTCGCCCAGTCGGTTGTCGGGGTCACATTTCACGTTGGGATCGCTGATGATCATTGCCGAGTGGATGACGCACGCCCCGACCGACGCCAGCACGACGATGCCCTCGACGCCGAGGATCGCTGCCAACAACCAGAACGCTGCTCGCACCAGATCGAACGGCGGGCGGTCATCCACACTGGCCACCTAGCCGTGCAATGGCGGGCCGAACACTTTCCAGCCGAGCAGCGCGAGCAGTGCGAACACAAGGATGGTGCCGCCCCACGGGCCGTAGATGCCGAGCACGCCGGCATGCCATGCGAGACCGAACACCAGCCAGATCAGCATCAGAATCCAAAATGCGAGACCGAGGCTCATGGTGATCCTCCCTTGCTAGGCCGTGATCATGCTCCGATGACAACACTCGGACCGTTGATCTCGCAGAGCGCTGGGTTGGTGCCGATGAGTTCAACCGACCCGGCCCCCGTCAACTGGGCGATCTTGGGGTTGCCGCCGCCGTAACCTGTCACATCGCAGGTATCGAGGCGGACCTTGTTGACCACGTAGCCCTGCATCAGCCACGACTGCGGGCCGTAGGTCGAGCCCGTGCACCGGCGCAGGTAGGCGAAGTTCTCGGCGTAGATCGCCGCCCCGCCGAAGTTGTTCTCGAAGCCGCAGGCATCGACCAGTTCGAGACCGCACAAGGCGTTGATGCCGTTCTTGCCGTTCTCGCAGAAGTACAGACCATAGAGCCGCATGTCGTGCGGGCCATCGTAGCCCTCGTAGTAGATGCCATGGCCGCCGTTCTGGCGCTGCGTGCCACCGAACCAGCGCATCGCCGACATCACGCCGCCTTCGAGATTGGCGAGGTGGATGCCGTCGCCCTTGCAGTTCATCGTGGACACGCCGTAGAGGTTGCCCTCGAACAGGTCGCCCATCAGCCTGATGCCGACATTGCCTGAGCCTTCGCAGTAGATCGTGCGAAGCTCGGGGTTGACCAGCCACTTGTCGGGACGCGCCACGTCGATCTGCAGCAAAGCATCCTCGTTGCCAGCCCCTTGGAACTTGAGGTTGCCGACGAACATCGAGCGCGCACACACGCCGGCCGGCACGCTGCTGTCCATGTAGAACCGCAACGCCGGCTGGCCCGACACCCGGCTGTTGATCTTGTGCATGGCGCCATCGAGACCGAACCAGCCTTGGAAGCTGTCCTTGATCTTGATGGCGACCGGGGCGTCGAGCGTCACGTCGCCGGTCAGCGTCAGCACCGAGTTGTTGTCGATGGCGTTCTGCAACGCCGTCTGGAAATCGCTGTCGGGGGTCGGTGGCACAGGCGTTCCTCCATTGCTTCCTGATTGAATCATGCTGAGCGCCTTGGCCGATTGGACAGGCGCATCCTGCAGCCACTTGATGGCGGCATCTTCCTCGGGCGTGCTCATGGTTTACCCGGCGGATAGTCGCGCGGCTTCGGTTGCGGTAGCGGGTTGGGGATGCCGGTGTGATGAGGCGGCTCGAACTTCCAGTTCGTCGGCCGAGGCGGCTTGGAGATAGCGGGCTCGGGGGGTTTAACCATTGTCATCCTCCTTGGGTGAACTGCGCCAGTCTACTCGACTAAGGGAAGACGCTGAACCACGCTTCCGTTTGCGGGTCGATGAACGCGGTGCCGACGTTGTTGAAGATGCCGAAGCTGAACTGGCTCAGCGTGCGTGGGGCCGCTCCGGCTTGGGTGTACTCGGGCGTCGAGCCGGGGCCGGTGGCTCCCGAGTTCTGAACGCCGATGCTCGTGCGATAGAACAGGTCGGCCATCGGCGTCGTGAGGTTGACCGTGAACCACGGGCCGACGCTGCCCGACGTTTGCCGGATGATGCTGGCGATGTTGGACGACTTGTTGATCGTCACCAGACCGCCCGACACCGAGAAGTTGGCGGCGGCGACCGGGCCGCCGAGACCCGGCGAACCCTGCACGCCGGGCGGTCCCTGCACGCCTTGGCCAAGTTCCTCGATGCTGAAGATGCACGCTGCGCCGGGCAGGAAGAACGAACTGTTAGTGCTGACGAGGTAGAAGATGCCGCCGTCGTTGGTGCCGCCGCGCACCTCGAAGGTGTGCGCGCCCGGCGACAGAACGCCTTGCCAGTCCAGAATGATCGCCGTTCCATAGCCGCTGGCACCGGGCGTACAACTGGTAAAGCGGTTGGCGGTCGCCGCGCCGTCGATGAACAGACCGACGGCGATTTGGTGAGCCGCGTTCGATCCGAAGGCGGCCACCATCCTGACGCGGACTGGGTTCGCCGGGTTGAGCGCCGTGTAGCTCTGAAAGAACATCCGCGCGCCCGCCGTGATCGGCATGGGCGACGCATTGAACGTCACTGTAGCGGTAACGGACGCTGTCGGGTCGGTGATCTCCTGACGGAATGGGGCTGCAACCATGGCGGCGGCGGGCTGCTGGAACAGCGAGATCGCCGAGGCCGAGAAGTTCGTGTAGGTGGCGTCGAGGGTCTGCCCGGCCGACGAACTAATCCACGCCTCGAAGTAGTCGGTGCCGTTGGCGACGACGATGCCCGACACCGTCGCGCCGGTGCTGCCGCCTGATCCGACATTGTTGGCGCTGGAGAGGATCGGCGTGGTGACGCTGTTCTTCCTGATCTGCATCACCACGTTCCACGCGACGCCGGTCGCGCCGAGACCGGCGCTCGCCTCGATGTAGTAGACGCCAGCGGGCGGCGTGAAGCGGCTGGTGCCGGGATTGAAGTAGTTGCCGATGTTGAACAGCGGGGCCTGCAAGGGCAGCAGCGCTGCCGCAGGCGACAGACCAGCGACGCCGGGCGCGAAGAAGCTCGGCACCTGACCGGGCTGGCCATTGTTGTACGTCACCCAGAGCGTGCCGTTGAACTGGTAGGTGACGCCTGACGGCGCAACGAACAACTGCCCGGAGGTCGGCGCGTTGGGGAAATTCAGGGCGGCCATCAGACCCTCACTGGTAGACTGTCACGGTGTAGCGAGCGGCATCAGCGAGTGCGGAACTACCATTCACACTGGCAACGGAAATTGCGGTCGCTGACGGGGCCGCACCAGCGGCAAGAAAACCGATGAAGCCATTGCCCGCCAGACTTTGGATCGTCAGTGAGACCTGTGGAGCGGGCGGGAAGGTGCCGTTGAGAGTGAACTGACCCGCGCTGGTCTTGGTGACGCTCGATGCCGAGTAGCCACCCGCGTTAATCTGCTGGAGGATCGTACCCGTGTTGTCGAATGTGCAAACGACGACAGGGAAAGTCGAGCCACCGGCTGGCCCGATCGGACCCTGCGGTCCCTGCGCGCCGACGCCGATCTCCTTGATCGTCATCGTCGTCCGCATCGCGCCGCCGCCAACGCGACCACCGGGCATACCGTTCAGGGCCGCAGCGGTGCTGCCGCTGCTGCTGGCGAGCCGGACCGAGAACGTGTGCGGTCCCGGCGACAGTACACCTTGCCAGTAGACGCGAAGGTCATTGCCCGTCGAGGCGTTGATATTCTGGCCCTTCTGCGCCACGGCATTGGCCGCGCCGTCGATGAACAAGGCAAGCTGCGCCCACACCCCGGTGGTGCCGACTCCCATGAAGCCCGAAATATCGACTTCGATGGGATGCGCCGGATCGACGGCGGTGAAGCTGCGGCTGAACACCTGCGTGCCGTTGGTGATCTGCAACGGCGTATCGACGTTGCCACCCGTGCCGCTGACATCGGTCAGCAGCGTGTTGAAGATGTCGTAGGTCGGCGTCGCGACGGGAGCCGGGCCTTGCGCCGCTGGCGCGGCCGGGACCCACTGGGTGGAATCGGCGTCCTGAAAGTAAATGTAGAGTTGGCCGCCGCCCGGCGACGTGTCGTTGGAGTTCCACCACAACTGGTTCACGACCGGCGACGCGGGCGGCGTCGTGCCGACATAGATCACGGGCGTGCCCGCGATGGGCAGCCAGATGCCGGGCGCGGCCTTGAACTGATAGATCGTGCCGTTCGGCGCGACGAACTGCTGGCCGTCGGTCGGAGAGGCCGGGAAGTCGATGGCTGCCATCAGACCCTCACTGGTAGATTGCGGCGTAGTAGCGACCGCAATCAGCAAAGCCGAAGCTCGAATTAAGGGAGTTGATGATGATGGTGGTGGCTGACGGCACCGTGCCCTGCTGGACGTAGCCAAAAAGACCAGCCCCCGATCCAGCCAGAAATGACAGCATCACCTGCGGGTTGGCCGGGAAAGTGCCGTTGAGCGTGTAGTTGCCCACGCTGTTCTTGGTGATGCTCGTCACCGAGAAGCCGCCCGTGCTGGTCTGCTTGAGGATCGTGCCGGTGTTGTCGAAGCTGACGACGACCGACGGAATGGTCGTGGGCAGCGTGGGTGTCGTGCCGTTCGTTCCGTTCGTGCCCGGCGGGCCTTGTGGCCCCACCTGACTGATGGCGGCCGGGACCCACTGCGAGGTGTTCGGGTCGGTGTACCAGAGATAGAGGATGCCGCCGCCGGGCGTGCCGTCGGAGTACCACCACAGCGAGCCGTTGTTGGGCGACGCGGGCGGGGTGACGCCGACCACCGCGCCGCCCGGATTGGCGGCGATGGCGGCGGCGACGAACGCCGTGGTCGCCCCGAGGGTCGTGTTGTTGCCGGGCGCTTGCGTGGCGAAGCTGACGTTGGCGTCGGCTCCTGCCGAGACGGTCCTGAACGCCGCCTGACCGTTGGTGGCGAAGTCGATCACGATGCCCGCGTTGGCGGCGGCGTTGGCGAAGCGAAGCTGCTGCGCGCCGAGCCGCGACACCGTGGTATCGACCGGGCTGCCGAACTGGAGCACCTGCCCGGCCATGCCGAGCGGGCCAGCCATGGTGCCGCCTGAGAGCGCCAGCGCGCCGATGGCGCTGGGCGTGATCAGCGTCGAGGCGGCGGCGGTGAGGCGGCCCTGCGCATCGACCGTGATCGAGGAGGTGTGGGCGTTGTCGCCGTAACTGCCCGCCGACACCGCCGTGTTGGCGAGCGAGATGCTGCCCGAGCCGGTGATCGGGTTGGGCGACAGCACGATGCCGACGCCCTGCGTGAGGTTGCTGACGCCGGTCGAGGGGACCGCCTGAACGCCTGCGAGGGTCAGTTGGCCGCGCGCATTGACGGTGAAGGTCGGGTAATTCAGCGCGTCGCCGTAGGCTCCTGCCGTGACGCCGGTCGGCGCGGTGATCTGCACGCCCGCCTCGTAGACGCCCACGGCGTTGATCGTGCCCGGTCCCTTGTCGCCACCGGCCACGCCGGCCGGCAGCGTGACGCCGCCGTCGTTGTAGGAGAGCGTCGGCCCGGCTTGAGTCCACGGGCTCGACAGCGGCTGTGGGCCGGGATTGGTGAGATCAACCATCGGGGATCACCAGTAGATCACTGAAAAGCGATGCCCTGAAGTCAGGGCGTTCACCGAGGTCGGCGTCGTCTGGCCGGGGATGATCGTCCACGATTCGCCGGGTCGCAGCGCGAACGTCGTGCCGTTGGCGATCAGCGCGGCCGGGCCGACGGCGTTGATGTAAAGCGGCTCGGCCGGCGTCGGGCTGATGCCCTGATCGCCCGGCGTCGCCGGGTTGGTGATCAGGCCGCCGTTCACGTTGGCGGGTACAGCATTGACGGCGCTGCCGCCGGTCGTGACGACCGAAGTGAGTCCTGCGACGGGAGTGGCGGCCATGGTGCTGCTCCTCTCAGGTCTTGATCAGCCAGTAGATGCCGGCCGACGGCTGGAGGTTGTTGTGCGGCAGGTCGCCGCCGGTCGGGCTGGTGGTGCCCGGATTGTTGACGCCGGGTGCGCCGCCACCGGATGCGGCGTTGTTGACGTTGTTCAGGCCGACGTAGGCGTGGGTGTGCGATGGCATCTCAGGAACGGTCAGTTGGTGCTTGGCCTCGCCGACCTCTTGGCCGAGCGCGAAGGCGGCTCCCATCACGGTGCCGGCGGTATCGACGCCGGCCAGCACGCGGCCGACGAGGTTGGGCAGGTTGAAGGTGGTCGAGCCGTCGCCGACGCCCCACGTCGTGCCGATCACGGTGAACAGGTTGGCCTGCGCCGAGCGCGAGACTTGCGAACCGTCGCACAGCAGGAAGCCCGACGCCGGGAAGTGTGTGGGCGATCCGGCGAACGGCACGATCATGCCGGTCGAGACCGAGGTCACGGCGGCGGCGAACTGATGGGGCGTGATGAAGCTGTAGGCGTCGGTGCCGGCAGCGAGGGCCGCTGCGGTGGCCGGGGCGGCGTTGTCCTTGCGCCACTGCGTGCCGGTCCATGTGAGCCACGGCGCGTCGCCGGCGATCATCTCGCCGCCGATGAAGGCCGAGCCGTCGGAGCGCACGATGGGCGCGGCTCCCGTGCCGGGATCGAAGGTCGAGGGGCCGGTGTTGGTGTTGGCGATCAGCAGGCGCACCGCCATGCCCTGCACGTTGGCCGTCAGCACCGGGTTGAGGACGCAGCGGTAGGCGTTGGCGATGCCGGTATCGACGCCGAAGGTCGAGGCGCCGGATTGCTCGTCGCCGTTCTGGAGCATCGTGGCGCACTGGCCGGCGGTCCACAGTTCGGCGATCAGGTCGTTGGCCGCCCACGTCTTGGGCGTGGTGCCTTCCTGACCGCGCACGATGGTCAGGGTGTCGCCGACCACGGCCGTCACCCAGATGATCTCGTCCAGCAGGCCGGTGGCGGCGTCGATCAGGGTGCCGACCCAGTATTGGCCGGCCGCCGGCACGGCGAACAGGATGCCGGTGCCAGCCGCCACGTTGAGCGAGGTCGCGGTCGCGCTGATCGAGCCGGCCAGCGTGCTCTGCGCATTGTTTCTGAAGATCAGCTTCGCCATGGTCCCCTCATCTTCAATTCGTGTTGACGATGAACTTGAACTGGAACGGCACTTCGAGAACGCCCGCGTCCATCGCCGCCTTGAAGATCGGCGCGAGTGGGTTGACCGGGAAGTTGGTCGAGGTGGTGTCGAACTCGTTGAGCGCGAAGGTGTTGAGCGGGCGCGTGTTGAGCAGCGCGCCGCCGACGAAGCGCCGCTTGGTGGTCTGGAGGTTGATGTTGACCTCGTTGTTCGCGCCGAAGGTGACGCTCACGTCGTAGGTCTGGTCAGGCTGGTAGGGGATCGGCGCGCCGCTCCTGCCGTTCTCGTAGCGCAGGAATCGCTCGACCCGTCGCTTCAGCCAGCGGATGTCGAAGACCTTGCCGTCTTCCTTGTAGAAGTGCCACGTGATGATGCGCTTGAAGATGTCATCGCTGGTCGCGTAGTAGCTGGCCGGCGGGATGTTGCGCAGCACGTTGAGCGCCAGCGTGTTGAGCGCGTAGGTGTTGAGCGGGCCGATGGTACGCGCCCGACCGGCGGGCAGCGCCGGGCGCTTGATGCCGTAGAGACCCGCCGCCACCCAGTCGAGCAGCGAGCCCGTGATCGTGTCGGCGGTGTAGACCGGCAGTTCGATGTAGGCGAACCACGAGATGTACTGCTGCATCAGGTTGTTGAACGACGTGACGAACGCCTGCAGGTCGTCGTCGTCGCTATACTGCTGGTAGAGGTACGACGGGATCGTCTTGCTGAGCGTCGTCGGAATCAGGTTGCCGTTGGCATCTGTCAGCGGGAAGTCGCCCGGCTTGGGCTTGGGCGGCGGCACCCGCACCTCGGTGAAGAACAGACCGGCGAACGAGTGGCCCGTGGTGGCGGCGTTGACGCTGACCTGCCCGGTGAAGCCCGCCGGCACCGGGAAGCTCTGGCCCGGCTGGAGCTTGAAGGTGGTGGCGCTCTCGATCAGGCCGGCCGGATGCACGAGGTCGATGAACAGCGTCTCGCTCACGGCGATGGTCTGGTCGGCCGCCTTCTCCGGGTTGACGATGAAGCCGCCCAGCACTGGGCCGAAGATCGCCGTGACCGGCGTGCCGCCGACACCGATGCGCGCCAGCGACAGCGGCCAGAGTTGGACCTGCGCCATCGCCTAGCCCTGCACCACGGAGATTTGCGAAGTCGAGGTGAAGAAGTACGACTGCGGATCGCCGAAGATCAGGAAGGTGCCGGCGCTGGGCAGCGTGCCGATGCCGTTGATCGACACCGCGAAGGTCAGCACCGAGATGAAGGTCGGGCCGAGCACGTTCTCGACGGCGGTCTGGAACACGTCCTCCATCACCAAGACGTTGAGCGGCTGGCCGACGATCACCGAGTTCACGTAGTCGGCGAGCGCCGGGGCGGCGAGTTGGGCGATGGCGGCGGCCGAGATGAAGTTCGGCGAGTCGGTGTTCCACGTCACCGTCATCGTCACCGTCTGCTGCGGCGGCACGACGAAGTTCACCACGTAGGTGTCGGGGTAGTCGGTGATCGTGACCGCGAGGTTGCGGTTGTTGGGCGTCACCACGCCGCCCGACACGTAGGCCGGCAGGCCGGTCGAATCGAAGTTGGCGATGCCCGCCTGAAGCTGGCCGAGCACCGTCTCGGCGCCGGGATTGGTGGCCAGCGGGAAAGTGATGGTGGTGCCCGACGCGGTGGTCGCCACGAAGGTGCCGTTCCAGCCGGCCGGCGTCGAGCCCGCCAGCGCGAAGGTCGAGCCCGGCGTCACGTTGTGCGCCACCAAGGTGGTCGCCGTGGCGACGCCAGCGGCCCACGCCAGCGACGCCAACTGGTTGGCCGGATAGGCCGTGCCAAGCTGGAAAGTCTTCTCCGAGGGCACCGCGAGGATGGCGTGGTTGCCGTTGAAGCCCACCGGGTTGACGCCGGCGAGCGTGATCGGCTGGCCGACCAGATAGCCGTGGTTGAGGTCGGTCGTGACCACCGCCGGGTTGGCGTTGGTGATGTTGGTGACGCTGACCGTCGAGCCGACCAAGTTCGAGATGTCGAACAGCGCAGTGTAGATCGCGTTGGCGACATCGTAGGGATCGCCGCCGCCCACGATGATCATCCAGCCACCGGCCGGGCCGGGCTGCTGCTGGATTCCAATCAGGCGCGATTGGACTCCGGGCACGTTCTCCAACAGCGTGCGCAGGTAGCGCGGCATGCCCTGTGAGGCCGCCAGCCCCGCCTGAAGCACCCGCGCCCGGTACATGCTCTCGGTCTCGGCGTCGGTGCCGGGGACGCCGGCCTCGGGATTAACGACGGTCAGCGTGAAGCCGGTCGGCGGCGGCGTGATCAGTTGCGTCACCACCCCCGGCGGCACGCTGAAAGAGCCGGCCTGCGTGGCGAGGGCGAACAGCGGATCGCTCTGGCCGGACTGGCCGATGATGCCGCCATCCCGCAGCGCATATTGGAAGTTGCCGTCGGAGACGATGAAGCCCTTGCCGATCACGAAGCCCGGCAGGCCGGAGAACACCACCAAGACGCTGGTGTTGCTGGCCGTACCGGGAACTACGCCATAGACCTCGCCAAGCTCGGCGAGGATGAAGGCGTTGCAGCCGAACGGCGTCAGCGAGTTGACGGTCTCGACGCGCGCCAGATCGGCCAGCACCAGCGACTGCACGTCGGTGCTGACGATGTCCTCGACCAGCGAGCCCGGCAAATTTCCGCTGAAACCCGGATTCGTCGCCGACACGCCGGACACCACCTCCTCGCGCAGCGTGAGAGGCGGCGTCGGCACCAGCCCGGCCGGGCCGATGACAGTCGGAAGTTCGCTCCCCGATGGCGGGATCGGATCGGCCATGGACAATACCTGTCAATTCGTGTTTGGTGGGTGAAGCCGCGCCACGGCAAGTCCCGGCGGGGCTAGGCACGTCGAGGCAAGGTCTGGCCCGGCGGGGTTCGGCAAGGCACGGCAGGCTTAGAGTGGGATCGGCACGCTCACGTCGATCTTCAGGCCAGCATGAGTGACGATGTTGATGCGGTAGACCGGCGTCGTCGGATCAGGGACTTTGGCGATGATCAGCGAGGCGAACTGCGCAGCGAATCGCTTCTGGGTCATCACGACTTCAAAATCGGGGAAGACCTGCTGCAACACGCTGTAGGCCGCCGCGATGCCCCAGTCGGCATAAAACGGGCTCTCGCCTGCGTTCAGCAGCAGCACCTGCGCCAGCGCCGTCAGCATCACCATGTCGTTGAAGCCCTTGGCATCGGTCGTGACCACGACCCACTTCTTCGGCCCCTTGTTGAAGCTGATGTTGCTGCCGGGTGGACCGCCGAGCGGCGTGGCCGGGATGCGGCCGTAGGTCCTCATGGGACGACCGGGCCGCTGGTGCCCGAGCCGGGCTGCACATTCTGGTGGGTGTGCGCCGGGAAGACGTGGGTGATGTTGTCGATCAGGGTGCCAGCGGACGTGATGTCGAGGCCCATGCCTTGGAAGTTGAGGTGGAAGCCGCTGTCATCGACCCGCATCAACACCTGCCCCTTCCATGTGACGGTGAGGCCGGTCTTGGTGTCGAGGTTGAAGATGATCTGCGAGTTCTCGTCGCGCAGGATCACGCCGTTGGGGCCGTAGATCAGCGTCTTCTCGGGATCGTCGGTCGGCGTGAAGTTGACGTTGCCACACGGGAAGAACACGCCGGTCGAGAGGTTGCCCGGCGGCGCGTAGGACGCCTTGCCTTTGCCGAGCCCCGACATCTCGCCCATGTAGTAGTCGGCGCTGAGCACCAAGCCCTTGGTGCCCTTCTTCAGAGGCCAGCGACAGAACTCCGGGCCGTACACCGGCATCTTGATCTTGGGCAGCGTCCACTGCGACACGGTCTCGAACTTCACCGTGACGATGGTGCCGGTGGGATCGACCTCATCGACCGACGCCGGGTGCGACTTCTGGAGCGCCTGATGGAAGCCGCTCAGCCGGTTGTCGGTGAGGCGGTTCAGACCTTGGATGGCTGGAAAGCGCTGTTGCGTCAGGTTCATGGTTCTACCTCAGAGGGTGGTGCCCTGCTGGACCGGCGGCGCGTCCTGCTTGGTCAGCGCGAACAGGTCGAAGGCCGTGGTCCACGCCTCGCCGGTGGCCTGCCGGAAGCGGCCGTTGTGGTGCATCTCCTGCACCCGCCAGACGCCTTGGAAGACCGACTTGTCGCGCGACGGCGTCTGGATCGCGGCGATGCCGGCGGCCTTGGGGTTCGGCGTGGTCGTGTAGGGCTGTTGCAATTCCGTCGGCAGCTTCACGAAGTCGAGGCACTGGATGTCGCCGCGCATCATGGTGATGATGCTGATCGTGTAGGCGTTCTTCCATGCCGGCTGGCCGATCAGGTCGTTGAACACGATCTGCTTCGGCTTATCGACGCTGCTGCCGCCGGTCGGCGACTCGTTCTGGGCGGCGTCGCTGACATAGATCGTCTTATCCTGCGTGAGGAACTGCACGCCGTAGTAGGGCGAGCCGTTGACGCCCTTCAGGCTGGAGAACGGACTGCCGGGCAGGGTGCCGTTGGTGTACTTCCTGATCCAGTCGCCCATCTCCGACAGGTTCTGGGCCTGATGGAGGACTTGCCCCGGTGTCTGGAGGTCGTCGCTGACCTTGCCTTTCACCGTGTACGCACCCGCGCCATAGGTGCCATCGACCATCTGCCGGATCGCGCCGACGAAGTCGAAACCGGGACTCCAGTTGAAGGTCAGCGGCTGGCCGACGAAGCTCTTGGGGTCGATGCTGTCGGCGATCAGCGGCACGATGGTGAAGTCGATGAAGGTCTGGTTGCCGACCCAGTTGCCCGAGCTTTGCCAGATCGTGCCCTTGACCAAGAGGTCGGGCAGGTACTGGAGCGACAGCGGAAAGTCGCCCTTGGTCATGCCGGCCCAGATCGAGATGGTCGCGCCTTGCAGGTCGGTGTCCTGCGCCACCTCCCGAATATCGACGCCATAGATGCGAATCCGTCCGCCTTGGCGCGGCAGGTCGTAGGTAAAGACCGGCAGGTCGATCACGATGTCGAGCGCCGACGAGTTCGGGCTGCCGTTGATCACCGAGGTGTAGGACGCATCCTTGACGCTGGCGGGAAGCGACGACGACTGCCAGACCTCGGTCTGGCCGTGCTTGGTTATCGCAATTTTGTAATATCTCACGGGCTGATCTCGAACTGGTTGTTGGGCAGCCGGTAGATCAGCGAAGACTCGAAGAACGGCTTGGCGAGATCGAGCATGGCCGAGATCGTCCCGAGCAGAGTCGCTTGGCCGGGATTGGCCGCCAGTTGGTACTGGAAGGTGGTCGGGCCGGTGATGAAGACCATCGCGTCGGCCACGTTGTAGGCATCGGGCAGGCAGCCGGCGATGGTGAGCCTGAAGGTGTCGCCGATGCGCAGGTCCTGCGGCACCTCGGTGGTGCCCGAGACGCGGCCGTTGGCCCACGCCAGCGTCTGAATCTGCAGCCCGGTGCGCGTGCCGGTGAGCGCGCGATGGAAGATCAGGTTGCCGCCGAGGTCTTGCAGCGTGAGATACCAGCGCTGGCCGAAGATGTTCCACGTCACGCTGGCCGAGTAGACCTGCCCGTCGAGCGTCGGGTTGAAGGCGAACGGCGGGGCGCCGGGGCCGGGCTGGAAGTCGATGATCGTGGCCATCAGTGCGCCGCCGAATAGGACGGAGTGCCGACGACGGGCAGCGGCGTGTTGGTCGCGACCGGCACGATGGCCGACGTGCCCGGCGGGGCGCCTCCGGCGACGGCGCTGGTCTGCAGGCCGCTGAGCGGCGGCTGGCCGATCACCTGCTTGCCGCCGTTGGCGGCGTCGAGGATGTCGTTCAACTGGCTGGTGATGCCCTGCGCGTCGTCCAGCGTGATCAGCGGCTTCTCGAAGTCGAGCGCCCACGAGGTCTGCACCTGCTTGGTGCCCGACGAGGAAGTATCACGCATCGAGCGCATCACGCAGTTGGCGTAGAGGAACGACGGCGTCAGGCAGTGATAGAGGCCGCCTTGGCGGTTGTGCTGCTCGAACGCCGTCTGCAACAGCATCATCACCGGCAGCTTGGTGAACATGCCGAGCGCACCGCGTGCCGGGCAGATCATCTGGTAGGTGATCGACAGCGGCTTGGTCAGCGCCGAGTTGGCGGCCGTCACTTGATTTGCGAACGGGTAGTGGGCGATGTCCTGATCAATCATCGTCGCGCCGGGCATCGGCGTGTAATGGCAGAAGCAGTTGTCGAGGCTGATGCCCTCGGGCGCGGTCAGCAGGCCCGTCGCGAAGTTGACGGCTTCTGTCAGCGCGATGATCGGCATCATCTGGAACGGAAAGTTCTTGAAGATGCCGCCCTTGAAGATGATCGGCGAAAGCTCGAAGGCGAGCTTCCATGCGTTGTAGCCCACGGTGCCAGCCATCGCTCACCTCACAGCGGGAACGGTGGCGGCGCGAACGCCGCCTGTTCGAGCGACGCCACGACCGAGCCGCCAGTGGCATCGTTGATCGTGACGCCGGCACCGCCGGCCGGCGCGCCGCCGGCGTACATGTTGCCGCCGAGCGCACGCTCGCGCTGGGCCACCATCTGGGCGACGCTGACGCCGGATACCTTATCGGCCCAGCGTGACGACACGCTGTAGGGCTGGCCGCTAGCCCACATCGAGAACACGTCGCGGCTGGTGTGATACTTGTTGAGATATTCGTTCACCATGGCGGACGCGATCTGGTCCTGCATGCCGGGGTTCGACAGGTACTCTTGCGGCGACACGGTGCGGCCGAGCACGCGGCGGCTCATGGTGGCCAGCGTGCCCGGCATCAGTTGATAGGCGCCGAGCGCACGGCCTTGCCCCGGCACGTTCGCGCCGAGGATGCCGTAGTTGCCGCTGCTCTCGAACTGCTTGATGACCTGAAGAATCTTCTCCGGGCTGGCGACGATCTCGCCCTCGTGGACGCGGGCGTCCATGTCGTGCGGCACCACGCCGCCTTCTTGGTAGGCCCCGGTCGTGCCGCCCGACGAACTCGACGGCTGACCCGACGCCAGCCAGTCCTGATAGGGCATCGGATTGATGCCGAGCTTCATCGACTCCCGCTGGTAGGCGTCATAGCGCCGCTTGTTGATGCGGTCGCGCTGCCAGCCCGGCATCTCCTCGGTGGTCGGCATGAAGCCGGGATTGCTGCGCAGCAGGTCGGGCGTGCTGGTGGGCGCGGCCGGCGGCGTGCCCGGCGCACCCGTGAACCGCGCGATGAACTCGTAGATCGCCTTGCCGGCCTCAAACAGGCCCTTGGCGAACTTCTCGATGTAGTCCGGCAGCTTCTCCATGAACTCCTTGAACTCGGGCCGCTGCACCCACTCGCCGATCTTCTTCACGAACACCTCGGCGAAATGCTCCAGCGCCGGCAGGAGCGGCGTCAGGCCCTCGGCGATCAGCTTCCGCAACCGGCCGGTCACATCTTCCAGCGCGTCCTTGAACTCGCTCCACGCCTTCTCGGCGCCCTCGCGGATGCCGTACTTGCCGACGCCCGCCGTGACGCTCTGTTCCTGCTTGGTGATGTCGGCGTCGCTCATGCCGACGGCGCGCTGGACATCCTGCGTGCTCAGCACGCCGCTCAGCCCCATCGCCTCCAGTTGCCCGGCCCACATGCCCTTGTTGACGCCGCCGAACTTGGACTTCAGCGCCCGGTTGAGGCCCCGGATGTTCTGGAACGCGCCGGCCTCGGGATTGAGCCCGAGCGCCCGCATGCCGATGTAGGCCGGGCTGCCGATGTCGGCCTGCGCGCCCGCGAAGGCGTCCATCAGCCCTTCGACGTTCATGCCGGTGCCGCCCAAGCCGATGCGCAGTGACTCGATCTGGCCGGGCGCCATGCCGAGCCCGGCGCGCGTCGCCCGCGTGCCCCGGATCGCATCGGCGAGCTTGTCGAGGCCAAATAGCAGGCCGCCGCCACCAACCGCACCCGAGATGCCGGCCCACCGCATGAAGCCGAGGCTGGCGTCCTTGATGTGGATCGCGAAGCTCTTGGCGTGCTCGCGCAGCTTGCCCCACGACACCACCGAATCGCGGGCGTGCACCGCCACGTCCTTGTGGTGGGCGACGATCTGGCGGCCGAGGCTGGCCTGCGCCGTCATCGCCGCCGTCATCCTCGACATATTTTCCATCGCCGCGCGCTGCTCGGCGGTGACGTTCTTCCAGTCCTTCGGCGTCTGCGCCAGCATCTTGGAGTATTTGGCGAAGGCGTCTTGGAAGCGCTTGAACTGTTGCTCGTTGACTTCAATGTCAACGACTGATTTTGCGTTTACTGCCACGACACCCTCCATTGAGGGCAGAGGATGGCAGCCGTGAAGCCACCATCCTCCCTTGCCGTGCCTCGACATGCCTCAACACGACACGCCCTGCATTGCAGCGCCTTGCCACGTCGCGCCATGTCTGATGCCAGAGACCGCATTGGACAGGAGGTGTCAATCATGGCCTACCCCCGACGTAGCAGTGCCACGAGATGGCGGTGCCGGTAGTCGTGCGCGGTGCGCCACTCGAACTCGGGCGTGCGGTCGGCGAACACGTCCACGAAGCCCTCGGTGACGATCCAGTCTAAACAGGAATGGAAGACGGATTCGCCGTCTCGCCAATACTCACGGCCGGCGTCGATGTCGGCAAAGAACTGCGGTAGTCCGTACAGGTGGAGGAGGTGATCCGCGAACCGGACGCCGCGAACAGCGGGTAGATCATGTCCCGGCGCTCCGAGGGCGTGTGCGCCCACGAAGCTCCCGTAAAAAAAACCAGTTGGTTCCTGATGTTCTGCGCGTCGTCGTCGTTGATCAGCTTGTCGCTGATCGACTTCTCGAAGGGCAGCATCTGCCAGCCGCCGCTGCCATCCGGGGCAAGGACGTTGGTCAGTCGCCAGATTTCGGCAAGGAGGTGTTGCTCGACGTTCGGGCGGTTCATCTTGGCCGCCGCGTCTTGCAGCATCAGGAGGCCCACGCGGGGCATCATGAAGGGGGCGATGCCTTCCTCGTACATGGCCGACATCATGCGGCTCAGCACGAGGAAGTTCGCCTCGTAAATCTCGCGCCTGACCGGCGTCGAGTGGACGAAGATGTCTTGGCCTTTTTCGTCCGTCACCGTGAAGACGATGTTCAGCTTGCGGTCGATCTGCGGGTCTGCCATGGGGTCTGCCTTTCTGTCTATGCCCTCATTTGAGGGCGTACCTAACTAGAGTCTAATTAGGTCTCCCACAGGAGCGAGTTGATCAGGACGTAGCCGCGCATCGAGACGCGGAAGCCGGCATCGGTGCCGGAGAACGCCTGCTCGGCGACGTTCTCGATGGCGCAGTTGATCAGTTGGTAGATGCCGATGCCGGGCGAGTTGAGCGGCACGTCGGGGTGAACCTGCCCGTCGCCGATCATCGCATCGCTCTCCATCTTGGCCTTGTAGAGTTGGGCAAGCTGCTGGGTCTTCAGCAGCGCCATCGTCATGGTGAACATCTGGTAGGGCTCGGGGCTGGTGACCGCGCCGGTCATCGACGGCAGGAACACCGTGGTGCCGCCGTCGAGCGCGAGCCGGATGCCTTCGGCCCCCAGATAGGACGCCGTGACGTTAAGGTCGGGGAAGTCGGGCCAGATGACCGACGCCCGCAGCCGGTTCAGCGAGCCTTGCGCAACAAGCGGATTCGCCATGTCTGTCTCCCTTCAGCCCTACGCCGCCGCGACGAAGTCGGTGACGTTGATGTGAAAGATGATGTGCTCGAAGCCCCGCGCCGGCGTGTAGACCATGGTCAGCCCGCCGTACTTGCCGATCTTGTAGTCGCCGGGGTTCTTCGACAGGTACGAGGTGAAGGGGTCGGCATCGACCGCCACCTGCCCGGCGTAGAGGCCCTTGTTCACGTTGATGATGAACTGGTCCTCGGGCAGCGTGAGCGGGATCACCCGGCCGATGGCGAGGCCGACCGAGATCGCGGTGGCCCCGGTCGAGGCGGCGACCGCCAGCAGGCGGTTGATGCCGTCCTGATTGTAGTAGAGCGGGTTCACCGTGGTGTTGCTGCCATTGATGATGGCGTTGCTGATGTTCAGGTCGATGTTGATCTGCATCCAATCGACGGAATACCAGTAGTTGAACGGCCGGGCGTCCAGCGTGTGGCCGAACTTCAGGATGTTGTCGCTGATGCCGCCCTCGGCGCCGAAGCCGACGATGTTGATGCTGGCCGCCTCCAGTGCGTCCATCACCGCTTGGTTGCCCGGTGACGGGAACGTCGTGACGCCGAACAGGAACGAGTAGCTGTAGGGCGGCACGCGGCTCGTGGAGGACGGGCTGTAGTTCAGCGTCACCCACCACGCGGCGGCCATCGAGAACTCGGTCGGCGGCACGCCGGCTGACGGATAGACCTGCTGTTGCAGGAAGCCCAGCGTGGTCTCTGCCCCCGGATTGGCGTCGAGCGCGTAGACCAGCGCCGTGCCGGTGGTGCCGGGTTGGGCGACGAAGGTGCCGTTGTAGGCCGCCGGCACCATGCCGATCACGGTGAAGGTCTGGCCGGGCTTGACGGTGTGGTTGGTGGTGGTCTGCAGCGTGACCAGTCCGGCCGACCACGCGGCGCTGACGATGGCGTTGCGCGGCCACGCGCCGTAGCTCGGGGCCTCGATCAGGGCGACCACGTCCTTCATCAGCGGCGTGTACGCGGTGTAGCTGCCGAGCGTGGTGGTGACGAAGAAGTAGGTCTTGCCGGTCGGGCTCTCGAACTGGGCGATCAGCGACAGGAACTCCGGCACCCCGTCCCATTCGCGCGGCACGAGGTAGCTGTAGAACATCTGCGCGTTGTCGTTCATGAACTGCTGGAGGTTGGCGACGCCCTGCGCCGGCGTGCCAGCCCCCAGTTCGAGCACGTAGCAGCCCTGCTGGAAGCCCTGCGCGAAGAACGTGTTCACCATCGCCTGAAGCTCGCCGGCGGCCGGCGACGTGAAGGTGCCGACTGTCGTCACCGTGCCCGGATTGGTGGCGAGGTAGTAGGTGAAGGACGAGGCACCGCTGGCCTGTGCCATGAACTGGCCGTTGTACTGGGCCGGCACGACGCCCGCGATGGTCACCGGGAACAGGTCGCCGATCTCTGCGCCATGCGGCAGCGTGGTGTTGACCGTCACCTGCCCGCCATAGGCGGCGCTCCAAGCGAGCGAGGCCATGGCGGCCGGTGGCGCGATGATGTTGGTGAGGTCGGACGGCTGCTGAAGCAGCGTCGTGGAGCCGACCGGCAGGACGGTGCCGCCTTGGCTCAGCATCGCTCCCATCTTCTGGAGCGTGTTGGGCGTCGGGGCCTGCGTCTGCGTGACATCGACAAGGACAATGGGATTCGCCATGGAGGAGGTCTCCTGTCGATCACGAGAAGACGACGTTGTAACTGCCCGTCAGCGGTGCCTTGACCGAGATGCCGACCGACGCCGAGGAGTTGAGCGGCAGCAACTGCCCGGCCACCATGGTGGCGGGGAAGCCCGCGATGGCGAGACCCGCGCCGCCGGTCGTGACATCGTTGATCAGGTCGATGGTGCCCGGCGTCAGGCAGAGCACGCTGACGACGGTGCCGGGCTTGGCCTTCAGCACCTGCACCGTGTTGAGGCCGCGCTTGATGCCGGCGGTCAGGAACATCTGGTTCTGCGGCATGGCTTCGTTCTCCTGCTTTTAAGGAACGGGGATGGGCACCTGTTCGAGGAAGGTGTCCTGCGCGTAGACCTTCGCGAACGCCTCGGTGATCAGTTGCCGGGCGATCTGGCGCATGGCGAACTGGTTGTAGGACACGTCGAGGATGATGTGCTTGCGCTCGGCGAGAACCAGCATCTCGGTCTGGAACTTCTTGTCGTCGCGGATCACGCCCATGACCCCCGCGATGCCGAACAGTTCGGTGTCGAGCGTGTACTGGTAGAGCGCGGCGAGGAAGTCCTGCGCCATCCGGTTGGTCGCCCCGTAGAGCGTGATGGTGACGCGATCCTGCGCAAGCTGGAGCGACGACATCGTGTCATCGAACGCCGGGGCCATCTGGAGGGCGACCGTCGAGTCGGGCTCGATGTGCACCGTGCCGAACGGCGGGCGCAGGTTCAGCCCGGACAGGAACGACGGGTAGAGCGTGATCGACGGGAACGGGATCAGCACCGGATAGAGCGGCGCATAGCGGTTGATGGCGAGGAACGCCGGCAGCGAGTTCGAGACGATCAGCGCGTCCACGTCGAAGCCCGACGGGTCGTCAATGATCTGCGACTCCATGTCGGCGTTGATCGCCTGTCCGACATAGTGGTGCAGGTTCGACTGCTGGAAGTAGCTGCCGCGCGCCGAGAAGGCGAAGCGGATGCCGTCGAAGGCGCCGATGTAAAGCTGGTTCGGGCTGATGACGTTGAAGTCTTGGATCGGGTCCTCGGCCGAGAAGATCACCCGGTTGGTCGCGTAGTTCTCGTCCAAGGTCTGGTGCAGGTCGGTGATGTAGTGCACCGCGCCCATGATGGTCTTGGTCGGCGCCGGCACCGTGACCGAGGCCGCCTGATTGAGCGCGAACGTGTTGAGCGGCCCGCCCTTGCCGAGCACCGCGCCCATGTTGACGGTCGCGGCCTTGATCCAGAACACGAAGCCGTCGGCCGGCAGCACGAGCCGATTGTAGAGCGTAAAAACAATCTCCTGATCGAGGTCGAGCGTGTCGAGGCCGGCTTTGAGCGCATTGCCCATCGCTGTTCGGATGCCGTCGTCAATCGCCACGTCAGACCTGCACCTTCCAGCCGTAGGCCGCCAAGTAGGCCGCCGTGTAGGCGATGCGATGGCCCTGCATGGGCGAGATCGGTGCCCACTGCTTGCTCGCCTTTTCCCAGCGCATCAACTTGCGCTCGTCGCCGCCCGGCGTGATCAGCCACATCATCGCGCCGTCCTCGGTGCCCTCGGGCGGCAGGCACTTGCTCTCCGGGTTGATCGTCACGGTCGGCATGGGCAGCGCGCCCGCGCGAATGTGGCCAACTCCCGGCACAAACATATGCTCGGTCTTGGCGGCCATCGCCTGCGCGTGCGGGCTCAGGATTCGCGAGAGGTCAGGCATCACTGCACCTCATTGACAAATGTTGGCGGATGCGGTCAGTCGTCGGCAGCCACGGCCAGTCGCGGGATGGCAAGGCCTGTCACGGCAGCGCTAGGCAGCGCCCGTCGTGGCTCGCCACGGCAAGGCGAGTCGGGGAAGGCACGGCACGGGGAGGGACGGCTCAGCGATGGGCCGTCCCTTCAGTCCACCCAAGCCCGAAAAGAACTCAAATACAAACCAGTATCGACAAAACTCGGACGCCGGCCGCGCTTGGCGTAGGGATGGGCGAAGCGGTGCGACACGCCGTGCAGCGCCGCCATCGTCGGCGTGCCTGCGATACCAACGCGCTCGACTTCGCCCTCGCTGATGAATTTGTCGAACGCGACCTTGACCTTGTCCAAGTCGGTGTCGGTGAGTTTCATGGGCTCGTCGTCACTGCCCTGCTCACCCCGCGCACCGCGCATCATCAGAGTCTCGATCTTGCCCGCCATGGCGTCGGCCATCGCCGTGTCGATGTCGCCGACATGCACCTCGAAGAACTTTTCCATGATGCCGTAGCGGTGTTCCAAGATTCGCGCGACATCGAATGTGGTGCGCGAGCCGATCTGGGCGCGCTTGCGGCGGCGGCCCTTGCCCTTGCGGCCGACAAGGGCCGGCCCGGCGGTGCGATAGGGCTGATCGACAACACCGAGATGCAGGACGGTCATCGGCCTTCCTCCTGCTCCGCCAGATGGAAGCGCTGCAGCACCTGCGCCAGCTTGATGCCGTCATCTGTCTTGAGGAAGCGCACGATCTCGACCTGTGGCACGCCGGTGTCGAGCTTGATCGTCACCGAGCGCACGCCCGCGATGTCGATGTCGAGGGCGCGGCAGATGTCGCCGACGATCTTCAGGCGATTGTAGGATTCGGTCATGCCGTGAGGTCCCAGATGGTCGGGCCGTAGGCCATCGCCAGCGTGATGTAGTCGCGACCCCATGGCGTCTTCATCATCTGGAGGTCGCCCGGCGTCATGGTCTTGGCCCAGTCGGGGATCAGGAAGCCGACCGAGCTTCCCTGATCCGAGGTGGACTGCACGAAGCCCGGCGTGAACGAGTTGAGCCCGTAGCTGGCGCGCAGGTCCTTCCAGTAGGTGTTGAGCGGCGGCGTCAGCGTCGCATCGTCGGCCGCGTAGTTGACCAGCCGGTCGCCGGCGAAGTTGTAGATCGCCCACGCGATGTACGAGGGCGGCTGCGGGAAGAAGCTGGCGTAGGGCGTGGCCGACGGGGCCGCGCCCAGAAGCTGCGGCGCGCCGACCACGCCCAGCACCTCGTTGACGATCAATTCGGCCGCGTCGAGCGTCAGCGGGATGATGTTGGCGGTGTCCGGCAACACCGACGCCGGCACCATCATCACGTCGCGGATGAAGGTCAGCCAGTCGGTGAGGTTGGCGTCGGCCGCCATGTCACTCTGCCGTGCCGGTGTCGTCGCGAACCTTCATGCGGAAGCCCTCGGCGAGGCCCTGCTGGCCGCCGCGATCCATCGTGCCGGCCTTCTCCTCCTCGACCGAGAGCGCCACGTTGTCGGCCGCGTTGGGCGAGAAGTTGCGCATGCCGTGGCTGGCGGCGATGGCCGCTTCCTTCCTGATCGTGGCGCCGCGCTCGTGCAGGATGCGGGCGTTCAGTTCGATGATGCGCAGCATGGTGTCGTGCGCCACCGGCTTGTCGATGCTGTAGAGCATCGGCACCATGCCCTCGGCCGCGTAGTGCGCCGCGTCGCTCGCCTTGCGGCTGCCGTAGGTCTCGCACTGCGCGATCAGCGAGTCGATCTGAAGCTGGTTCAGTTCTCCCGCGATGCGCGCCTGCCGGCCCACGTCGATGTGCTGCACGGCGTGGCCGCCCAAGCGCTCGGGCAGCCGGTAATTGAACGTCTGCACCTGCGAGGTGCAGTTGGCGAGATAGAACTTCATCGGTGGTCTCCCTTCCTGTCTGCGCCGTTGACGAAGAAAGTCTCGATGGTCTTGCCGTCGGCGTTCAGGATGTAGGCGTTGGCCTCCAAGGTGAACGTCTTGGCGTGCAGTGTGCCGGCGTCGCACACCGCCACCGCTTCCGGGTGCCGACGGAACGTGACGTGGCCGGCTTCGACCATGTCGAAGCCCTTCCCGCCCCGTTCCATCAGCTTCAGGAACACGGAACCCTACTGGTACTGCGCCGAGAGGATGGTGATCGCCTCCGGGCGGATGCCCCAACCGGAAGTGATGCGCCACTCGCTCAGCACGTCGGTCGCCCCGCCGGCCAGCGGCGAGGTGATCTCCTTGGGAGCCGCCATGTCGCAGTACATCGCAAGGCAGGCATTGTTGCCCGGCGACAGCTTGGCGAACTCGTTGGTGTTGATGCCGTCCTCGGTCGGCTTCTCGACCTCCGGCATGGTGATGATGATGGCGTCGTTGCCGCCGGCACCCTTGCCGATCAGCGTGTCGTCGTAGGTCCACAGCAGCGTGTCGCCGTTCATCATCGCCACTTCCTTGACGACGCCGGCCGTGGTGGTCGAGCCCGCGCCCTGACGCTGGTACTGCGTCAGTTGCACGATGCCGGGGTACTCGAACTGTTCGAGGTCCCGCTGCGGGCCGCAGATGGTGAACTTGCGCCCGACGCCCAACTGGTTGGTGCGGGTCTTGATCGCACCGAGAAGCTGGAGCAGCAGGAACGCCATCTGGCCGTTGTCGTAGGTGACGATGGTCGTGTTGCCGTTGGAGTCGGGCGGCAGGTTGACCGCCGTCGCGCCGGCCGCGTTCAGGATGCCCTCGCCCTGCGCCGGGTTCATGCCGTACAGCAGCGCGTTGCGGGCAAGCTGGAAGTGACCTTGGCGCATGCCGAGCCGGTAGGCTTCCGGCAGGCCGATGCCCCACTGCGAGGCCGCCGCCTCGTCGTGGTGGTTGTAGATCGAGCGGACCTGCAACAGGTAGGTCGGGGTCGAGAACTGCCCGAGGATGATCTGCACGCCCGGCAGGCTGTTGTACGACGCCGGCCCAGCGGCCATCGTCGTACGGACATCGACCCGCTTCATGTAGACGTAGAGATCGCCCTCATCGAGCTTGTTGCGCGGCTCGCCGCCTTCGATCAGGTCGAAAGCGCCGGACGCCTGCGCATACGGCAGCAGGAGGTCGGGTTCCACCAGCGACGGGTTGACGATGGTGAAGGCTGGCGCAAGCAGTGCCATGGTTCAGTCCTCCCCTAGATCACGACGAGGGCGGCGGCGCCGTTGCGATTCCACGTCGCGACGCCTGAGCCCGTCGTGAAGTTGACGGTCATGGAGTTGGTCGGCTTGACCCGCAGGATGCGGACCGGCAGCGGCAACAGCGCGCCGATGGCGATGATGCGCTGGTTGACGAAGTCCCACGACACCGCCTGCGTGATGATGTTGCCGTACAGGCCGACCAGCGCCGGGTCGATGGCGAGCGAGAGGCGCGCCCCCGAGCCGAGCCGGTAGAAGTTCACCTGCATGTAGCTGGTGGCCAGTGGCACCGGCGAGTTCGGCGTGTTGATCATGGCGTAGTCCTGATCGAACACCGAGAACCCGGTGATCGCCCCGGCGGTGCTCGCCGGGCTGACGATGGTGGCCCGCTTGATCGGGCCACCGAGTTCGGTGGCCGGGTTGGCGCCGCTCGCGGCGAGAGGCACCGCCTCGGTGATCGCGATGCCACCGAAGAACGGATCGGTTTCGCTCGGGTCCACGTAGCCGCCCGCGAGGGCGAACATGGTGGCGGGGTCAGGCTGGGCCGTGCCTTGGACAAGGCCATCCCAAGACACGCCAAAGGAGCCGGCCGCATTGCCGGTCTGTTGCGGGTTGAGGTTGATGGTCATGGCTGGATCAGTCCTTCTTCAGGTTGATCGCGGTGACGAACCGCTTGTTGGGCGCGTGGCGGTTCATCCACGAAGCCGGTGAGCCCATGAACCGGGTTTCGAGATGGCCGGAATCCCGGCGAGTCTGGATGGCGCGCAGCGTGCCGACGGGAACGCTTGCCGGATCGCGGGCGGCGGCCTTGGCCGCTGCGTAAATCTGGTCGCGCACGGTGCGCAGCGCGGCCTCATCGACCGCCATGATGGCGAGATCGACGCCCTTCCATTGCGGCGAGTGCTTCTTGAAGCGCTCCATCTGCCGCAGGTCGTAGCTGGTCGCCGTGTCGCCGATCAGCGGACGCGGAGCTTGCAGGCCGAACATCCCATCGACCGAATCGCAGGCATGCTGGTTGGGCGCGAGGTCGTGGTCCGAGCGCTCCTTCGGCATGCGCTTCTCCAGCGCCGCCATGCGCTTGCGCAGCGCATTGAGATCGACCGCGTCGGTGGCAACCTCCTTGTCCTTGGGCGGCGGCGGTGGCGGCGCCTCGTCGTCGTCATCGTCGTCATCGTCCTTCTTCGCCTCGCCCTTCTTCTTGTCGGCCGCGACCGGCACCGGCTCGCCCGTGCCCGGAGGAGGCGGCGGCTTCTTGGCCGGCGGTGGCGGCGGCGCCTGATCGTCGTCGTCGTCGTCCTTCATCACCGGCGCGACGGGCGGCGACACTTCCTTGGGCGGCGGCGCCTCGGCGTCCTTCTTGGCGACGGCCGCAGCGGCTTCCGCCGGGCTGTGATCGTCGTCATCGTCGTCGTCCTTCTTGCCCTTGAGGCTGGCGAACTTGCTCTCGAAGGCGTCCATCCGACCGCCCATCGAGTCCAACTTTTTGTCGAGCGCATCCAAGCCCTTCAAAAGTTTGTCGAGATGCGTCCCACCGCCAGCATCGGCGGCGACCTTCGGCTTGTCCTTGTCCTTTTCAGCCATGACTGTTCTCCTCGGCTGGTTGGGTGATTGACAAATGCTGTCTGTCTGGATAGCCGATGCATTCGACATGGCGCGGCGAGGCCCGTCGTTGCAACGCGAGGCAAGCCGAGGCAAGGCAAGGCGTGGCTATCTGGGACGGCGCTTACGCGCCGTCCCTCTTACTCTGGAAAGACCGCGTCCATTCGCGCGAGCAGATGCTCGATCTTCGAGTCAACGGCGACGATGGTGTTGCCGAGGTCGATCCCCTCGGGAACGCCGCCCTTGTCCCACACGCCTTGCCGACAGACGGCGAGGTGATCCAACAACGAGGGTTTGCCCTCGATCAGGATGTCGGTGCCGTCGCGGGTCTCGCCCATCGTGTTCACATCGGGATCGCGCCAGACGACGGCCGGTGAAGTCGAAAGCTGCTCGGTCTTCATGATGGTGGCAGCGTTTTGATCGTAAATCTTGGCGATGCCCCACACCTCGTCGCCCTTGATGTAGGGCAGCATGATCGTGCCGATGGCGCGGTCGCGGAACTCCTCGGTGTCGAGGATGTTCTGCGTCGCCGGGTGCTCCATGATCACCGGCAGGCCGTTGCAGCGCGCAAGGAACTCGTTGTTGAGGTAGATCGCCGGATCGCGCTGCACGAACTCGCCCCACTTGTGCCTGAACGCCTGTCCGGTGCCGGTGACCCGCAGGTTGAACAGCGTAATGTTCTCGTAGTCCTGCGGCCCGCTCAGGATGCCGTCAGCCAGCGCGCGGGCGACGCCAAGCTCGTCCCAGTCGAAGCGCATCAGGGCGACCTCGCAGCCGGGATGGAGCGGCCGGGGTGGCGTCTTGGGATCGGCCCAGCGGAAGTCGGTGTGCTCGTAGTTCAAATTCGGCTCGAACTCGGTCACGCCGCGCACGATGAAGGTGGTGAACGCGACGCCGCCAGTATCGGTGCGAGTCCAGAAGCTCAAGTGATCGGGCCGGGCGCGGATGTCGCACTCCTCCTCCAGTTCGCGCAGCGCCGTCTCGACCGGGGTCTCGTCGCCCTCGGTGCCGCCGCCGGGGATGCACCAGCGGCGCGGCATGTCGGAGCCGGGCGAGCGCTTGAGCAGCAGCACGTTGCCCTTGTCGCTCAGCAGCAGCGTGCCGGCAGCCTTCATTTCTTCACCATGGCGTCGAGCTTGCGGCCGGCCTCGCGCAGCTTCTTGCGCTCGTCCTCGTGCTTGGCGCGGTGCTTGGCGCGCACGTCCTCGATCAGCTTGGCGTAGCGCGCGGACGGGTGCAGCCAGTGCTTGCCGCCCTCATTCAGCGCGTCGAATTGGGACATGTTGATCGTGTTCGGCATCACGCGGCCTCGGCCAGTTCAGGCGGCGCGGCGTGGTGGCTGATCGGCACAGCGTCGAAGCTCGGGGCTTGGCCCTTCCACACGTCCCAGTCCTTGTAGGCCAAGCCGCCGATGACGACCTCGTGCTCGCCGTGCACGTTGATGCCGTAAGCGGGCAGCGAGATGACGGCGGTGCGCGGCACCCGGAAGCGCAGCGTGATCTTGGTGTCGCCCTTGCCGTTCCAGCCGTTGGCGACTCCCCGGTCGGTGGTGGTCGAGGCGGCGCCCGAGCGAATCAGGTTGAGGCCGGGCATCTTGGCGAACCCGGTGCCGGTGCCCTTGGCGAGGACTTCAATGGTCTCCTCGTCCTGCATGCCGCTCACGCCCATGCCGCGATAGAGGTCGAGTTGGTGGATGCCGGCCTTGTGCAGCAGGTACTGGCTGGTCTCCCACTTGGCGCGCAGCATCGCCTTCAGGCCCTCGTAGCCGCCGACCGTGCTCAGGTCGCGGTCGGTCTGCTTGATGATGTCCTCGCGACTCGGCCACGAAAACTGCGAGGCGGCGCTGAACTTGGTGTTGGCCGCCTCCAGATTATCGCGGTCGATGCGCCGCTTCAGGATGTCGCCGTAGACGCTGGCTGCCGCCTCGAAGGCGCTCTTGTTCTCCTTGAGGAACGCCTTGCCCTCCGGGTTCCAGCCCTCGAACAGCGGGTCGCCGAGGTCGATGTCGGCCTTGAGGTCACCATTGGGCAGGCTCGACAGGTGCGTGGCCCGCGCGATGATGCCGGCGTTGGTGGGCAGCACGGCCGGCTTATCGAAGGTGTCGATGAACTGCCTGTAGTGCTCGCCGAGTTGATTGCGCCATTGCGGGTTGCCGGAATTGAACCACTCGATGGCCTTGGCGTTGGTCGCCGGCTCGTAGCCCGCCCACTTCAGCTTGGCCGCGTCCTCGGCCTTGGACTTGCGCTCGCTGTTGGCGATCTCGGCCTTCTGGGCGATCTGCTTCTTGACGCTGGCCCCAATCGACAGGCCGTAGGCCTGCATCAGCTTCTTCTCGTCGTCGGTGAGCTTCGAGGCGTCGAACTCGACCTTGCCGAGACCATGCGTCGCCATGTCCTCCGGCGTTGGCGTCAACTGCATGACATTGGCGAGCTTCACGGCAAGCTGGCCCCTGCCTTCCTGTCCCGAGTACGCCGACGGCAACTCGCGCAGCTTCGACGGCAGGATGTTCTCCTTGGCGTTGATGATGCCGATCTCAACCGCGCGATAGAGCCACGGCGAGCGCTGCGCCGGGCTCTGGCCGGCGATCTCGGCGAAGTACGATTCGGGCGTGACCGGCGGCGGGGCCTTGTAGAACTTCGTGAGGTCAGGCTTCGCCGGCAGGCGCACGCGCCCGCCCAGTTCGTCGCCGACCGCCACCTGAAGTGCCATGCCGAGCGGGCTGGTCGAGGAGCCCTTCCATGCCTCCCAGATTCGACTGTCGGCCGCCTTGATCAGTTCGCGTTGCCGCTCGGCCGACTGGTCGAACCGCTTGCCGATGTGCTGGGTGATCTGATCCTTGATCATGTCTTCGAGGTTGCCCTTGCCGTAGCTCTCCAACTGCATGGCGTTCTCGGGCGACACCAGCGACTTCAGCTTGGCCATGTCGAGGTCGGCGTTGATGAAGCCGTCGCTGCCCGTCGCGAACTTGGCCGAGGTCAGCATCTTCGCCGCGAGATCACCCACCGTCGGCGTGTCCTTGGCGATGCTGATCAGGAACGACGATTCGGTCAGACCACGACCGACCTCGCCGATGGATCGCAGCGGCTTGCCGTGGCCATCGTCGGTGCCCATCACGTAGCGCACGCCGCGCCATGGCTCGCCTTTGTCGGCGAACGTGCTCTTGTTGGCCAGCCGCAGGTCGTCGTTCAGGGTGTCGGTCATCTGCGCGAACGAAGTCTTGGGCGGCGACACCTTCAGGATGCCACGTTCTGTCAGCAGTTGCTGGCTGCGGTCGTAGCTCAGTTGCCGCGCCATGTACTGCGTCTTCTGGTAGTCCGCGCCCGAGGTCTCGTTCAGCGGATCGTAGCGTTTGGGCCGATCAATCGCCTTGGGCTTGGCCGACTTGAAGTCGGTCGGCGGCGCGGTCGCCGGCACGACGTAGGGCTTCGACGCCTCGTACTTCTCGTCCGGCTCCATCGCCTCGAACGACTCGCCCGTGCCCTCGTGGTCGGTCTCCCACCCCTGCTTGGCGGTCGCCTTCTCGTCGTCGGTCAGGAAGTCCCACTTGGTCGTCGGCTCCTCGGTGCCCTCGGGCTCGGGTTCCTCCTCCTCCTCCTCGTCCTCGTCGGGCTCGATCTCGTATTCGAGGTCGTCGCTGTCGAGATTTTCCTGCGCCTTCTGGAACTTCTCCTTGTCCGAATACTGGCCCCACATCTCGTCCTGAAATTCCTCGACCGACTCGCCGAGGTAGTCGGGCGGGTCGATCTGGCCGCTGACCTTGTCCTGCTCCTTGTCGAACGCCTTGGTGAGCGCCTTCTCCAGTTCGTCGCGCATGTCCTGCGTCAGGTGGCCCGAGAGATCGGTCTGCTCCATGCCGGGCAGTTGACCCTGCTTCTCGGGGTCGTAGGCGAGGCCGATGGGCTTCTGGAGCTTGCTGTCGTCCCACTCCCACTCGGGGTCCTGCTTGGAGCCGTAGCCGGTCTTGTACTCGGCGGCCTTCAGCGCTTCCAGCAGTTGCGGCGTGTTGTAGGGCAGCGGTTGGTCCGGGTGCTCGTCGTCCCAGTCGTTGATCACGTCCTGCATCGTCTCGTCGGCCCAGTCCGTCTCGGTGCCGTCGTTGAAGTCGTTGACGATCTGCGAGCCGGCGTCATCGGCCGCGCCGCCGTTGTCGTACCAGTTGTCCTTCTCGCTCTGGAGGAAGTCGTCGTAGCTCGACTTCTTCCATTCCTGCTCGGCCTTCTCCTGAATGTGGTCCGGCAGCATGGACCATTCTTCGTACTCGGCCTTGTCGGGCTCGTGCTTGGCCTTCTTGGCCGGCGCAGGGTTGTTGGGCCGGCGCGAGTTCGCCTCCCACTCCGCGCTCGACACGATCTTGTCGGCCAGCGTGTCGAGTTCGGGCCGCGCCTGCTGGTAGTCGGTCTCCAGCTTGGTCGCGGTGTACTGGTTCCACTCGCTGCCTCCCACGTCGGTGGTCACGACGTTGAGTTCGTGCTCGGGCAGCTTCTCGGCCACCGCCTTGGCGCGCTCGCTGTACTCGTCGCCCTCCTTGGCGAAGAAGCTCATCAGGTCTTTTGAGCCAGTGCCCGTGGCGATCTCCTCGCCGCCGCCGGCCTCGCGCACCGTCCACTCGTCGGTCGTCTTGTTGTAGTCGATTTGGTGGTGCGGTCCCTCGGCGCGGGCCATGCCAGCTTCTGGCTCGCTCACGTCGAAGCCCCACTTGGCGAACGTGTCGCGCAGCGTCGGCGCGCCGCCACCACCACCGGATGTGAATTGCCCCCCGCCGCTCTCGCCCTTGGGCACGCGCGGGTGGCTGCTCTCGTCCCATGCGTCGGCGGCGGTCTCCAAGAAGCGCACGCGCCGCTCGCTGTCGTGACGGGCCTGTGGCTGCGGTTCAGGCGACGCCTGCACATCGACCGGCGCGTGGCCAGCGCCGAACTGCTCGGCTTCCTTGAGCAGGTCGGTGATGCCGATGTTCACCCGGCTGATCTTCATGTGCTGCGTCAGCTTGCCCGACGCCGCGTCGTTGCCGATCACCGCCGCCCAGCGGTGATGGCCGTCGAGGATGTAGTTGTCGCGGCTCACGATCAGGCGCGGCAGCTTCTTGTCGGGGTGCTGCTGCAGGCGCAGCGCGTTGGCCGCCACCTTGGCGCCGTTCAGTTCGTTCTGCGTCGCCCGCAGGTGGTCGGCGAGTTCCTTCTCCTTCGAGATCGTGTAACCCTTCGACAGCAGGTAGTGCTGGAACTGCTTGGTCTGGTCCTTGTCGAGTTGCGGCATCTCGATGCGCGGGATGCCCTTCGATTCGGCGCAGAACAGGTTGGTCTTGGCCACCGACACGTGACAGAGATCGAACACCGGGGCCTGCTTGCCGAGCTTGACCATCTCGGCCGTCACCTTGCCCAGCTTCTCGATCAGGGTCGAAACCTCGCGCGGCTGCGCCAGCACCACGTCGCGCCGCTCGTAGAGCGCCCGCACCGCGTCATCGACATCCTTGGTGTGAATGCGGCCCTGCCCGTCCACGAACGCGCTCGGGCTGTAGCCGTGGCCGGGATGCGCCCGGCCCTTGACCACGTCGCGCAACGGCTGGAGGCGGGCATCGATGTCGGTCTGCTTGACGCCGTAGCTGCGGCCGATCTTGCGCGATTCCTTGATCAGCGCGTCGGCCTGCTTGGGGTCCATGCCGGCGAGCCGGCGCTTCCATACCTCGCCATGGCGGTCCGACGTGTCGAGCGGCGAGGGCACCAGCTTGCGCCCGATCTGGCTCTCGATGTGATCGTGCAGCGCGTGCGCCACGCCCTTGCCGGCGTGCTTGTCCTCGACCTGCATGGCCGACACGAACGGGTGCTTCTCGCTGAGATGGGCCGAGCCGGCGTACTCGCCGTTGATGTGGGCGCTGTAGAGACTGCCGGCGTGGCCGAACGTCATGCCCTCGGTCGCCTCGCCCTTGGCGACGAACTGGCCCTTGTTGGCGGGCTGGCCGCGCGGGTGGTCCTCCTCGACAAAGTCATCGGCGGCGGCGCTGCGCAGGATCGCCTGCATGTCCGCGATGGTGATGGTGTGCGAGTCGGCCGCTACCTCCGGGTCGAACCCATCCATGCGCGCGAGCAGCGCCTCGATCTTGCCGCTGACCCTGATGGCGCGGCGCTTGATCGCGCGGGCGGACGGCACGTCATTCCTTCTCGGCGCAGTCGTCGTCCAGCTTCTTCATGCGCCGGTCCATCGCATGCGTGCGCTCGATCAGCGCGTCCATCCGGTTCTCGCACTCGGCCTCGTCGGCATCAGCGCGCGGCGCCGTGAGGCCAGTGCCGGGCGTGCCCGGCTTGCCGGCCTCGTGCGTCACCTCGCTCAGGTCGTCATCGACGCCGCTGATCGTGCCCTTGTTCTTCGAGGCGTAAAAAACCTTCTCGCCCTTCTCTGGCCCGTACTGCTTGGCCATGGCGGACTTGATTTCTTCGCCCTTGCTGGTCAGCGGCATGGCGCGCCTCCCTCTTTCGTGGTCGAGAAAATTAACGCGGGGGTCAGCGACCGCTCAGGATCATCATGAAGATCGCCAGTACGAACAGGGCGGCCCCGAGGGTGCCGAAGGCGCGGTTGCCGCTGATCAGCCAGAGCGCGCCCAGCCCCATTGAGACGATCATCAGGACGACGCCGCCCTCGAACATCAGCGGGCCTGATAGAGTCGCCCGCGCAGGATCACGCGCCTGAGCTTCTGCACCACCGGGTGGCTCTCCAGCGCCCGCAATTCGGCGAGCACCGGGCCGCGCACCACCTTGGTCCGCATCGCGCGGCGCGGCGTGCAGTAGACCCGCGTGCGCCAGCGCCACGCCATCACAGCACCGCGACGAGAGCGACGACGAACACCAGCACGAGGATGGCCATGACCATGGCGGCCGAGGGCGGATGCCGGCGGCTCAGGACTTGCTCGCGATGACCCACAGGTCGTCGGCGACTTTCCTCCAGCATTGCCAGTTCGCGTGCCAGACGACGCCGCCGACGCCGAGCCACCAGCACGCGGTAACGAGCGGAAGCCACGGGTTCATCATGTGACGGGAGTCGCCGGGCCGGCGAGGGGCGGGCCAGCGACCGCCTGCATCGGTGTAGCCGGTCCCGCGAGTACAGGGCGGCCTGTCACCACCATGATTGGGATCGGCGTTCCCGGCAGGACGGGCTGGCCCGTCACCAAGTGGTATGGCGTAGCTGGACCATCGAGTACAGGGCCGGTGGTGACGATCACGACCGGCGTTGCGCGTCCTGCGAAGTCGGCCATGGACAACTCCTGAGCGTGGTCATTTCACGGTTGTCGAAAAGCCATTGTCGCAGGTCAGCCGATTGCCGACCTGTTCGCATTGCTTGGCCCCGGTGAACACCCGAAAGCCCCGGATCGGCGCTTCTTTGGCCGGACGGCTGGGCCGTTCCATGGCCGGCGGCTGGCTCGGTGGATTGAGGTTGGGGACGGGCGCGGGCGCCTGTGC